CACGTCGGTGGCTTTACACCGCGATCACCCGCGCTGCGGAGAAAGTGACTGTCAGGCTATGATCATCCTCTTTGCCCTCGCCACCAGGATCCAACCTCGGATCCATGTCTCTCCGGGAGTATGGGTTCTGGCCGTGATCTTCGATGCCTACTTGCTGGCGAAATTGGTATGAGTAGAAGCTGCCATAGGGTATGGCTCTACCGAAACGGGAGGCTGCTTGAGATGCATGATTGCCCTATTGACCACGTTCTGAACCTGCGCTACATCGCGCAGAACGATTATATGATCGACCAGCACATGCTGCCAACCGGAAAGGAACTGGAGGCAGCGGCCGACTGCCTGGAGGACGTGCGGAAGTGGCGCGACGAGAACAAGACCCACCTGGAGGACAAAGGCATCCTCCGGGACCTGAACCGTATCCTGGAAGATGATAAGCCACTATACACCTCAGTCTGGACATCGAGACCCTGAGCATGTGGCCTGGAGTTCTGGTGACCAACAACCTGACCAGAAGGAGATAGAGCCGTATGGGACCTCAGAACCCGTTTTCCGAGTCGCTGCACGCCGAGAAATACCGCGCCCCCGGCGAGTCCTTCCGCGAGGCAATGAACCGCGTCGCCTCCGCCCTGAAGGAAGACGATGAACACTACCACGCATTTCGGGAAGCTCTGCTCGATATGCGCTTCCTGCCGGGTGGCCGGATCCAGGCTGCGGTGGGATCAACCCGAGACGTTACCCCCTACAACTGCTTCGTCTCCCAGACGATCCAGGACTCCTTCACCGCCGGCCGGTCCTCGATCATGGAGTGTGCCACGCTCGCGGCCGAGACGATGCGACGCGGCGGCGGGATCGGATACGACTTCTCGACCCTGCGCCCCCGTGGCGCGCTGATCCGCAAGCTCCAGAGCAGCAGCTCAGGACTGGTCTCTTTTATGGAGATTTTCGACGCCATCTGCCGCTGCGTCTCCAGCTCCGGCCACCGGCGCGGCGCGCAGATGGGCGTCCTCCGCGTGGACCACCCGGACATCGAGGAATTCGTCCACGCGAAGCGCCGGCTCGGGCGGCTCGAAGGTTTCAACATATCGGTCGCCGTGACCGACGAGTTTATGCTGGCCCTGGAAAACGACGGGCTGTTTGACCTGCAGTTTGAAGGCCAGGTCTACAAGACCATCAAAGCCCGCGCGCTCTGGGAAACCATCATGCGGTCCTGCTGGGACTGGGCCGAGCCTGGCGTCCTCTTCATCGACACGATCAACCGGATGAACAACCTGGCCTACTGCGAGACGATCGCAGCGACGAACCCGTCGATGCCCGCTGGGACACTGGTCCATACGGACCGCGGGGTCGTTCCCATCGAGACACTAGAAGGAGACAGTTTCCGTGTGAAGTCTCTCGACGGGACATGGGCACAGGCAGAGTGCTTCCTCTCTGGTGAGAACGAAGAGCTGCTGGAGCTAGATTTCGGCGGAGGGCGGACCGTGCAGTCCACGCCCAAGCATCGGTGGCCTGTGCTCCTGAACGGGCGGTACGTCAAGGTAGACGCCAAGGACCTGCGGCCAGGAGACCTAATCCCAGCGCCTCGGAATGAGCGCATGGGGCATAGTGTCCGTGACGATCTAAGCTACACGGACGGCCTCGTGGCGGGACTGGCCTTCGGCGACGGCAGCTACAACGAGCGTAGGGATGACGGTCGCGCCTACCTACACTTCCACTTGAACCAGGAAGACGATGAGCTGCACTACATTGTGGCGACCTACTTCGGCGCGAACGTGGCGGTCCAGCCGGACGAGGCCGTGGTCCACGTCAACAAGGACACGGACGTGCGTGGCTTCATGCAGAGGGTCGGGCTCACCTTTGGCAACAAGGACCAGCTCCCGAGCGAAGTCTGGAGGTCCAACGACGAGTTCGTTGCCGGTTTCATCGACGGGCTATTCTCGTCGGACGGCCACGTCTCCCTGGCGAACGCGAAGATGCAGTTCACCAACAGGCGCCGCGCAGTCTGCCTAGAGCTTTCGAAACTTCTCGGCTTCCACGGAGTGCTCTCGACAGTTCGTACCAGCACATCAACCTTCGACGGTCAGGTGTTCGAGCGTACCGACCTCACGGTTCCCCACAACAGCGCGAAGCGTTTCGCAACCCTCTTCAGTCTGAGCTGCCTGCGAAAGCAGAACGCCCTGTCGGACCTGTGCGAGACTGAAACGCGCGACAACGTGCTGACGGACCACGTGAAGCTGAAGACCGTGCGGACAGCGGGATCGGCCAAGGTATGGGACATCACGGTCTATCACGACCACCACGTCTTCCCCACGACGTGGTGCTACACCGGGAACTGCGGCGAGCAGCCGCTCCCGCCCGACGGCGCCTGCCTGCTGGGTTCGTTCAACCTGGTGAAGTACCTGCGCGACGTCGTTGTCGGCCCAGGGAAAACGGCCGTCGCGTTCGACTACGACAAGCTGGTGGCGGACATCCCCCCGATCATCCGCGCGATGGACAACGTCATCGACTGCGCGACCTATCCCCTCTACGAGCAGGAGGCAGAAGCGAGGGCGAAGCGCCGGATGGGCCTCGGCGTGACCGGCGTCGCGAACGCCATCGAGGCGATGGGCTTCCCCTACGGCTCGCCCGAGTTCTGTACTCGCCTGGAGGCGATCCTTCGGACGATCGCAGACCGCTGCTATCACGCCTCGGTCGACATAGCGAAGGAGAAGGGACCGTTCCCGGCCTACCGTCCCGAGTACCTGGACAGCGCCTTCCTGGCCCGGCCGGAGTTCGACAAGCTGCGGAACCGGATCGAAGTCCACGGCATCCGGAACAGCCACCTGCTCTCGATCGCACCGACCGGGACGATCAGTGTCTGCGCGGACAACATCTCCAGCGGCATCGAGCCGGTCTTTAGTTACGCGGCCGACCGCGTCTACATCGGGCCCAACGGACCCGAGCAGGTCGAGGTCCGGGACTACGGCGTCGAGCACCTGGGCGTCCACGGGAAGCGCGCGAAGGACGTCACGCTCGACGAGCACCTGGCGGTCCTGAAGGTCGCCTCCGCCTGGGTCGACAGCGCCGTCTCGAAGACCACGAACCTGACCGGCGACGTGCCCTGGGAAAAGTTCAAGGACCTGTACCTGAAGGCCTGGCGCGCCGGCGTCAAGGGCTGCACCGTCTACAACGTCGACGGCAAGCGGAACGCGGTCCTAACCTCGAAGGACGAGGACGGGGCCAGCTGCCGGATCGACCCAACTACCGGGAGACAGGATTGTGACTGACCCGAATGAGCGCCAGATCGACATCGAGATGCAGCGGATCTACATGCAGAGGATCCTGCGCGACTGCCAGGCCTCCGTCCTGATCGCAGTCGACAGAGAAGGGGGACTCGTCTCCGCCTACATGAACCTGAGCCCAATAGAGCGACGGGGTATGATAGAACTGCTGCACGACTCGGTGCCGAGATTCTTCGCGGCAGAGGACGAAGACAATGGCGACGAAGACTAAAAAGTTCTGGACTTTCGTTGGGGAACGTGAGACAATACGCATCCGAAAAGAACGCGGCGACGATCCTCCGTTCACTGATGACCCGAGAATGCGAGACTACTACTTCCCGAACCTGCGACGGACCGACGACCCGGCAACCGTCTGGCTCCACGGCGCCCTGCTTCGGCGGCTCGAAAGCCCCGACCAGATCGTCCTGGCGTCGGCGGCCTTCCGGCTGACCGGCGGATCCATCGCGGCCGGGGAGGCGATGGTCCCGATGTTCACCGGCCCCGGCTTCGACGCGGACATCCTGCTGGGCACCCTGGGCCCCCTGAAGGCCCCGTTCAACGGGACCGTCCACAGGCACCTGCGTATGGCGACGCTGGCCGACCTGTCCGCCGCCGCCTGCACCTTGGGCGCCGCGAACGGCTACTGGCCCCTCCTGAAGGGCGCGTCGCTGTATGACGCCCACAGGGCCCTCAAACGGACGCCGAAAATAGGCCCCGATCTGGCCTACGAGATCGTCTGCGACCTGCGCCGGACGGCCGTCCTCCGGGACGCCTCCGACGTGCGCACGTGGGCCCACCCCGGCTTGTCGGCCGTCCTGGCGGCCGGGGCTATCACTGACAATGACTGGCGCCACACACGCCAGGCAGATCGCCAGGGGACGCTGCAGCTGATGCGGTTCCTACTGGCGGAAGCCCAGATGGACTACCCAGACTGGGAACTAAGCGAGATACAGCGGTCTTTGACCCTGTACCACTTCTGGGCCCGAGAGGGCAAACCCACGAGGAGATACCGATGGAAATGATCCGCGCGCGTAGTCCGCAGGCGGCGATGCCCGCCCTGCTTCAGGCCATGTACGCCGGGGGCGACCTCGACGACGATGGCAACCTGACCCTCGACCACCCGGTCTTGTTCACCTTCGAGCAGCCCCGCGAGCGGCTGATCTTCTGGCCATGGATCCGCCGGAACCCCGCCGGGGAACTGGCCTCCGCCCTGCAGCCCCTGGCCCAGGCCGAGGAACGCATCCCCAACGCGGCCGGGACCATCGTGAAGGGAAGCGAGCACTTCATCTTATCGACGCCCAGCCTGCTGGTTCAGGTCCGGATGGATCGGGCCAGCCGGTTCAACATGCACGCGGTCGCCTCCGACTCGAACCCGTTCCAAGGTGCCTTCGGGCAGCTGGGCCTCCAGTTGTCGATCCTCCTGGAGCTGCTCGCGGGCGCCGCGAAGAAGAACGTCGGCGAGCTGACGATCCAGCACCAGCGCCTGGTCCTGCCGAAGACCGTCGTCGCCCAGCTGCTGGGCGTCGAGATGGCGAACATCGTCGAGGATCCCTACCGGAACATCAAGCCCCGGAAGATCGACGGCCCGCTGGACATCGCGAACATCCTGGCCACGCCCGAGGAGACGATGGGCAAATCCAAGTGGGTCCGGCACGTCGCGGGTCCCCTGCTGCTCGCCGGTCGCGCGGAGACGGCGGCCGAGGGAATGGAACTCGCCAAGAAGATCAAGGCCGACGACTTCAAGCGGTCGATGATCGAGTGGTGCGAGGCCGTCCAGCAGGCCGAGGACTTCAAGGCCCAGCAGGAGGGATCTGCCGGTGGCGAAGAAGGCTAGAATCGACGCCCTGCAGATGCCGATGTTTACGAGCGCGGACTCGTCGTGGCGCCCTCCCCATCTGAGTGATCTACCCAGCTGGAAGGGAGCGCCGCGCGTCGCGATCGACATCGAGACCTGCGACCCTGACCTAAAGAAGACCGGGCCGGGCGTCCGGCGCGGCGGCTACATCTGCGGCGTCTCCTTCGCCCTCCAGGGCGACCGCGCCTACTACCTCCCCATCCGGCACTTCGGTGGGGACAACATGCCCCACGACCAGATGATCTACTATCTGAAGTCGATGGCGCAGGAGTACGGCGGCGAGGTCATCACGGCCAATGGACAATATGACCTGGACTTCCTGGCCCAGGCCGGGATCACGTTCCCGCGCGTCCGCCGGTTCCGGGACGTCCAGATCGCCGACCCCCTGCTGTACGAGCTGCACAACAGCTACTCGCTGGCAGCGATCCTGACCCGCTGGGGCTACACCGACGGAAAGGACGAGTCGCTCCTGTACCAGGCGGCGAAGGACCACGGCGTCGACCCGAAGGGGGGGCTGTGGAAATTGCCTGCCCGCTACGTCGGCCCCTACGCCGAGGGCGACGTCGACCGGCTCTGCGAACTGATCCAGCGGCAGGAGGACGAACTCCGGCGGCAGGACCTCTGGAACGTCTACGAGCTGGAGTCCCGGCTGCAACCGATCCTCCTGAAGATGCGGCGCAGGGGTGTGAAGGTCGATCAGGACCAGCTGGCGCGCGTCGAAAAGATGGCGCTAGACGCCGAGGCCAGCGACGCGGCGGAGATCACCCGCCTGACCGGCGTCCGGATGGGCGTCGACGACTGCAACAAGAAGCAGATCACGGCGGCCGTCCTCGACTCGCGGGGGATCCCCTACGGTTCGACCGAAACTGGCCAGCCCAAGATCGACGTCGCGACGCTGGAGGCCTCGGCCGATCCCGTCGCGGCGCTGATCCTCCACGCGAAGAAGTCGAACAAGATCCGCACCACGTTCGTCGAGTCGGTCCGCGACCACCAGGTGAACGGCCGGATCCACGCGACCTTCAACCAGCTGCGCCGGACACGCGAGACCGGCGACGAGTCAGGCGCGAAGTACGGGCGCCTGTCCTGCTCCGACCCGAACCTACAGCAGCAGCCCGCCCGCGATCCGGAATACGCGAAGCTCTGGCGCGCGATCTACGTCCCCGACGAGCCCGGAATGATCTGGGCCGCCTGCGACTACTCGCAGCAGGAGCCCCGTATGCTAGTCCACTTCGCCGAATTGGTTGGGTTGAACGGCGCGCGGGACGCGGCCGAGCGCTACCGGAACGACCCGAAGGCGGACAACCACGATATGATGACGGTAATGATCGACCCCACCCTGGAGGCGGTCGACCGGAAGGCGAAGCAGTTTGTCCAGGCGCGGAAGGCAGCGAAGGCGATCTTCCTGGGCCTATGCTACGGGATGGGATCCGGGAAGCTGGCGGCGTCGGTCGGTCTGCCCACTGTCACCAAGACTCGCGCGGACGGATCAACCTACCTGGTCGCTGGTCCCGAGGGGCAGGCGCTGCTCGACAAGTTCGACCGGAACGTCCCCTTCGTTCGCGGGATGGCCCGGCTGGTTGAGAAGGAGGCCAAGCGCAAGGGCTACATCAAGACACTGTCGGGACGGCGCTGCCGGTTCCCTGTCGACGCGGCCGGGAACTTCGAGTGGGCCCACAAGGGTCTGAACAGACTGATCCAAGGGAGCGCGGCGGATCAGACCAAGAAGGCGATGATCGACCTGGACGAGGCCGGGCACGAGACCCAGCTGCAGGTCCACGACGAAGTATGCCAGGGCGTCCGGAGCGCGAAGGAAGCCCGCGACATTGCACACATCATGGCGACCTGCCTGAACCTTCGGGTTCCGTCGCGCGTCGACATCGAACTCGGCCCCAACTGGGGCGAGGCGGAGGAGGTTGACTGATGCAGAGTGACCCGACGTACGACCTGCTGACGATGTTCAAACACCAGGACGAGCAACGGCGCTGGAAGGCCGAGCGCGAGAACGCGAGCGCCCGCCTGGAACTGGCCCAGATTAGGGAGCGCCTCGCCGAGGTCCTCTCGCAGCACGAACCCGTCGCGAGCCTGAACATCGACCGCGACGACCTGCGGAAGGTCATCGACTACATCCGCAGCGGGAGGAAGATCTGATGCAGAACTATAGCTGGCACCGCCGCTTCATTCAGATGTCCGGACTCGTGGCGCAATGGTCGAAGGACCCGTCGACGAAGGTCGGCGCCATCCTGGTGAACCCCGAGACCCGGACCGTCGTCGCGACCGGCTACAACGGCCTGCCCCGCGGCGTCGAGGACCGGCGCGAGCGGATGGAGGTCCGGCCGACGAAGTACCTCTGGACCGAGCACGCCGAACGGAACGCCATCCTGAACGCGGCACGGAATGGTCACTCGACTGATGGCTGCGTCCTCTACATGAACTTCGAGCCCTGCCCCTGCGCCGACTGCGCTCGGGCCGTGATCCAGGCCGGCATCATCGAGATCGTAGGGCCCAACCGACCGTTCGTCGGCAAGGGCACGCAATGGACCGACAACCTAGTGGTCGCGATCGAGATGCTGCTGGAGGCCGGCGTCCGGATGACCGTCGTTGAGGACCCGAAGCCATGAGCGAAGCCAGGATGCGGAAGAAGGTCGTCAAGGCCCTGAAGCCCCTGCACGCGATCGCCGTCGAGAACCCCTGCCTGCCGGGGACCCCGGACGTCAACCACACAGAGGGCTGGATTGAGCTGAAGTGGCTGCGGTCCTGGCCCAGCAAGCCGGAGACCCCCGTCCGGCTCGACCATTACACAGCCCCGCAGAAGATCTGGGCCTACCAGCGGCGCCGGGCCGGAGGCCAGTGCTGGTTCCTCCTGCAGTGCGGCCGGGAATGGCTCCTGCTTGACGGCATCGTGGCGGCCATGCACGTCAACCAGGCAACAAAGCAAGAACTCATTCAGGTGGCCACGGCTTATTACAGCAGTGGACTGTCTGGTGAGGATCTGGTAAAATTGCTCCGGCAGCGGCAATCCGCGTTCAGGCCAACACCCGCCGAGATCGCAAGATTCAGGGAGACCACATGAAAGGTCCAGCGGGGTCGGACCTTTCGCCCGGCAGAAATGTCTGTCGGAATTGTCGCCAAGCCCAATCGGCGCCGAGGACGGAAGATGTCAAGCAGCGTAGGCGAGAGGCCTACTGCGCGAGCTGCCATCCTCCGCTCGAAGCTCTCGCAGAGCTGCGGCAGATGTGCGACGAGATCAGGATGCACAACCAGGAGTACTGGGGATGATGACACCCGTGGAATTTTTGCAGCGAGTTCACCCCGGACGACCGTGGATCCTGACTGCCATTCAGCCTAGCCAGAAGGGCATCGAGACGCGAGCCTTCCTGCCCGGCCAGGAGGCCGAGGCGGAGAAGTGGATCGCGGAAAACAACGGTAAACGGAACTTGTATTGGAGCTGCGCCGAGGTTATCAACCCCGAGGACAAGAAGGCCAGCATCGACAACGTCGCGGCTGTCCACTGGCTCCACGTCGACATCGACGCTGGGCCCGGCGACCTGCTCGCGGAACTCGACCGGATCAAGGCCCTCGTCACGACGGACCTGCCGACCGGCGGCATCGATCCCACGGTCGTCGTCTACTCCGGTGGAGGCTACCAGGCCTTCTGGCAGCTGGAGGAACCGATCCAGGTCCTGGGGAACGCGGACGTCGCGGCCGAGGTCGCCCGCTACAACAAGCAGCTGGAGCTGATCTTCGGCGGGGACTCCTGCCACAATGTCGACCGGATCATGCGGCTGCCGGGGACGATGAACATTCCAAACCAGAGGAAAGTCGCGAAGGGCCGGGTCCCGGTCGAGGCGGCCGTCGTCGAGTTCCGGGAGACGACCTACCCCCTCACCGCGTTCAGCCAGGCGGCCGACGTCGGCCGGACCGGCGACGCGGACGACGTACAGATCAGTGGGAACGTCCAGCGCCTCCTGTCGGTCGACGACCTCGACCAGTGGAACGTCCACGACCGGACGAAGGTCATCGTCGTCCAGGGAAACGACCCCGACGAGCCTGACCGCCATCCGTCCCGGTCGGAGTGGCTGTTCGACTGCGTCTGCAACCTGGTCCGCGCCGAGGTCCCGGACGAGACCATCTACTCCGTCCTGACTGACCCAGGCTTCAAAATCAGCGCCTCGGTCCTGGAGACCTCGAACCCTGACCGCTACGCGAAGAAGCAGATCAAGTCCGCGAAGGAGGTCGCGGTCTCCGAGAACCTCCACATGCTGAACGCGAAGCACGCGGTCATCGGAAACCTCGGCGGGAAGTGCCTGGTCATCGAGGAAGTCTACGACGAGATGATGCAGCGCGACCGGCTGGTCCGCCAGACCTTCTCGGCCTTCCGGGAACGCTACATGAACAAGTTCGAGACCGTGGCCGTCGGCGACAAGACGAAGCAGGTCGCGATCGGTGACTGGTGGCTGCGCCACCCGAAGCGCCGCGAGTACGATCGGCTGGTGTTCCAGCCTGGCCGGGACGTCCCCGGCGCCTATAACCTCTGGCGCGGCTTCGGCTGCAACGCCCTGCCTGGGTCGAACCACGAACGCTTCCTGAAGCATCTCCACGACACGGTCTGCCAGGGCGTCGAAGAGCACTACACCTACCTGGTAGGCTGGCTCGCGCGGGCGGTCCAGCATCCCGACCAGCCTGGGCACACCGCGATCGTCATGCGCGGACGCCAGGGCACCGGCAAGTCCTTCTTCGCGAAGCACTTCGGTCGGCTGTTCGGGCGGCACTTCCTGCACGTCTCGAACGCCAGCCACCTGGTCGGCAACTTCAACGGGCACCTGCGGGACGCGGTCGTCGTCTTCGGCGACGAGGCCTTCTATGCCGGCGACAAGCGCCACGAGTCTGTCCTGAAGACGCTGATCACCGAGGAGTCCCTGGTCATCGAGACGAAGGGCGTCGACGCCGAGGCGAGCCCAAACTACTGCCACCTGATCCTGGCATCGAACTCGAACTGGGTCGTCCCCGTCGGGGCTGGCGATCGTCGCTACTTCGTCCTCGACGTCGGCGAGGAGTATGCTCGGAACGTCAGGCACTTCGGCGACATCGCGCGCGACCTGGAGAACGGCGGCTACGAGAACCTGCTCCACTTCCTGATGCACTACGACCTGACCGACTACAACGTCCAGGCGATCCCCGACACCGGCGCCCGCCGCGACCAGCACGAGGAGTCGCTCGCCCCGCATGAGGAGTGGTGGCTGTCCGTCCTGGAGGACGGCCTCCTGGGCGGCGTGGTCTGGGACCCCGACCACGCGGAGATCGTCGTCCCGAACTCCCCCGTCTGGCAGTCCTATCAAACAGCGACGGAGAACACCCCCCTGGTCAGGAAGCTTTCGAATACGAAGCTGGGCAACTTCCTGAAGCGGATGCTGCCCGGCGACTACCCGAAGCGGAAGAAGATCCGCGTCGATGGACGACCGGAGAACGCGCGCGTCTTTCCGACCCTCGACGTCGCCCGGAAGGAATGGGATCGGATCAGCGGAGCGCCTCGTCAGTGGCCCGATGTCTCCCTCATCGACCCCGACGACGACCTGCCCTTCTGATCCCGAGGTCCCAGGCGCGCCGGATTGCTGCTTTCCAGCCGCCTGGGGCCCAAAGAGTGAAATGTATATGTCGGCAGATGGAGGAAACAGAATGAAGACGACCACCTTGACACGTAAGGACGCGCGACGATGAGAGCCCTGCTGCTGATCACTTGGCCCCTTTCCGCCATCCTCGCGACGGTGGGCATCAAGGGGCCACTGACCACCGTCCATGGGAGGATCGACAGATGAAGCTACCCGGCCGAAAGTCCGGCTACGCCTGCAAGATCGTCGTGGGCGACCGTCATGGACCCGGAAGTGCATCCAGGTCGAGATCGAGGAGAAGTACTGCGAGGTGGCCGCATCCCGGCTGCTTCAGGATTACCTGTTCTAGGAGGACCGACCGATGAGAAAGTTCGACACCGGCGCGACGCGCGACACCGACGCGGGCAAGCTCGACTACGAGGGCTTCCTGTCGCCGGTAGTCCTGGAGCGCTTCGCCGAGTACATGCACAAGAACCGGATTCAGGCCGACGGGAAGCTGCGCGACTCCGACAACTGGCAGAAGGGGATCCCACGCGACGCCTTCATGAAGAGCGCCTGGCGCCACTTCATGGACTGGTGGAAGCAGCACCGACGCAGCGACGATCCCGGCCTGCTCCAGGACTCGATCTGCGCGCTGCTGTTCAACGCCTTGGGCTACCTGCACGAGGAGTTGAAGGCCATCGGCCCGCAGCCGACCGGCGGCGAGGACCGCCGGCTGGTGGGCGTGCCGGAGACCCCCGCAGACTATCCGGCCGAGGGCGTCTTCGTCGCCTACGCCCCGGAGGAGACCTACGGCCGCACGCCTGATGGCGAGGTCTTCCCGACCGCCGAGGCCCAGACCATCCCGACCGCCGAGCCCCAGCCCATCACCGTCGCGCAAGGTCGCGGCGAGGTTACCGCGACCTATGACGATGGCAACGTCCGCCGGTTCGTCGAGATCTTCGACGGCGAGGAGCTGGTGGACGACACCGCGAACCTTTATGAGGCCGTCAGGAAGGCCGTTGTGTTGGCGCAGCTCTATGGCGTCGGCTTCGACCGCCTGGCAGACATCATGGAAAAAATCGCAGCAAAGGAGGGTCTGTAATGGGGTGCTCCTGCGTCTATATCCAGACAGGCGTTGGTGAAATTGCCACGTTCCATCACATCACCAACCCCATCGCGCGCGTCGAGCACACCTGCGACGAGTGTGGTGGGACCATTAATCCCGGCGACCACTACGAGCGGTCCGTTGGAAAATGGGGCGACGACTTCAACACCTTCACGACCTGCCCCGTCTGCCTCGAAGTCCGCAATGCGTTCTTCTGTGGGGGCTACTATTACGGGATGATCTGGGAGGACCTCTGTCTGCACCTGCGCGAGCTGGATGGCACCGTTCCCGACTGCATCGCCGACATGACGCCGGCCGCTCGCGACAAGGTCTGCGAACAGATCGAAGACATCTGGGCATACACCGAGGAGGATGATTCATGAGATACCCCAGTGAAGGCTGCCGGTCTGGGCCCAGGACTACATCGACATGCTGTAGCTCGACCGGATCACCACCGCCGCCATCCACCGGTTCAACGTCGAGGCGGGAGGTGAAGCAGTGAACCAGTATTGCCTAGAGTGTGGGTGTTGGCTCAAGCTGTACGACCACTATGAATGCAGGAACTGCCGGAACATCTACTCTCGGGAACATGTGATCCAGGCCGATGATCCTATGGTGGCCCACGGAATCCGATGCGACACCTGCGAGGGAACCGGAACTGAGGAGCAAACGTTTGAGGAAGCGCACCCCTACGGAGACACCGTCGCCTACGAGATGCTGGTCGAGTTCGTCGACTGCGAGGAGTGCAGCGGGAAGGGCTACTTCCCGGACGAGAACAAGAAGGCCTGCGTGATCTGCGGCAGGGACATCCCCGACGGGACCGGCGTCCTGGTCAACGGCTGGCGCGTCCACGAGGACTTCGCGTGCTCGACCGACGAACCCCCGCACCTGGATGGCTGGGACGGATGAAACTGGAACCCCTGCTCGGCATCGCGATCTGGCTCGCCATTGTCGGGACCTGGAACCTGTGGAAAAGGAGACGCTGATGGCGACGATCCGCCGAGACGATCATGACCGCTTCTTCGACTACGACATCCACGTCCCGAGCCGGACCCTGTTCGTCGGCGGAGAGGTCGACGCCGAACTGGCCGAGCGCCTGATCAAGGGGCTCCACCTGCTGACGGCCGCCGCGAAGGAGGGCCCGGTCCGGATCCTCCTGAACTCCCCCGGCGGCGACGTCTACGATGGGCTCGCAGCCTACGACGCGATCGCGACCTGTCCGGCCCACGTCACAGTCGTCGCCTTCGGGCACGCAATGTCGATGGGCTCCTGGATCATCCAGGCGGCCGACGAACGGGTCCTGGCTCCGTCCTGCACGATGATGATCCACCACGGCTCCGGCGGGATCCACGACCGATACAAGTATGTCCAGGCCGAGGCGGCCGAACACGCTCGGATCGCGCGCCTGATGGAGCAGACCTACCTGCGCCGGATCAAGGAGAGGGACCCGACCTTCTCGGCCCGGCGCCTGAAGACGATGCTCGACACCGACACCTACCTGACCGCCGTCGAGGCGGTCGAGCTGGGCCTGGCCGACCGGGTCCTGGGGGACTAGATGGACTGCCTGCTTGCGTACCTTCTCACCGGCGTCGCCCTCTCCTGGGCCGCCGACAGCTTCAACCCAATCCCTGTCTGGCAGCGCCTCGCGATCGTCGTGGCCTGGCTGCCAGTCGTGATCCTGATGGGAATCTTCGCGCGAAAGGAGCGATGATGGCAAAGGTCAGTGCCCGATCCCGCCTCAACCTCGACAGCGTCGACCCCGCCCTGGGGCAGGTCGTCCTGCAGGCCCTGCAGGCGGCGCCCCCCTGGCTGGACTTCGCGGTCATCTCCGGGCGGCGGACGCGGGAGGAGCAGCAGGCGCTCTGGCGTACAGGCCGGGACGCCTCCGGGATGATCGTCGACACCGACGCGGTCGTCACATTCAAGGATGGGATCAATCTGCGGTCGCGGCACCAGTCCGGCCGCGCGGTCGACATCGTCGCCTACGTCGACGGCCAGATCAGCTGGGACCCCCGCGACAACGAGAAGTGCTCTGCCTACGTCATCGGCTACGCCGCCGCGCGCGGTATCAAGCTGACCGGCGGGATTGAATGGGGATGGGATCACGGTCACATCGAACTGGAGCAATCATGAAGCAGCAGATCCTGGACTACATCTTCGACGCCCGCGACTGGGTCGACCAGCGCCGCTACTGGATCGCAGCCGGGATCGTCCTGGTCCTCGCGCTCTCATGCCTGACCGCGATCCCGCAGGTGCCCGAGCTGGCTGTCCGGTCCCTCGGTCCGATCACCGTCGCCCAGTGGACCGACGTCCCTGGCGCCGTCGCCTACCAGCTGCAGGGCCGCGCGAACGGCGAGGACCCCTGGTGCTCCGTCGCGATCGTCTGGGATGGGCACCAGCTCTCCTGGCCGTCGATCCCCGGCGCGATGGAGTACCGGATCCGCGCCTGGCGTGAGGACGGGCCCAGCCGCTGGTCGGCATCGGTCCTTGTCTTCCTACCCGACCGTGAAAGGCAGGACGCATGAAGCTGCTCGTCGTGACGGACAACCTCGCCTACATCGGAGAGGAATCCGCGATGAATGGGACCGCGACGACGCTGTCCCAGCCCGCGATCGTCCGGATGGTCCGGTCGGCCGATGCCATCGCATCGGTCGCCGCCCGGCGCCCGGCCGACGAGTTCCTGACGAAGATCGACGGCCGCGTGATCATCCCCGATCGCCGCATCCGCGTCGTCGTCGAGTGCGCCTGGTAACAGCCCACGGCGACTGGGGACGCTCCTCTACATTTGGCTCGCGACGCGCTGGGACATGGCCACAGAGATGTGCCGGATCTCGGGGCTGTAGGCACACTAATTGACACATGGCAGGATGCGCGAAATTCCGCCACTGATCGTGCATACCACCAAGCCAGAAGGGACAACGGGGAATCCTCGGGAAGCATGCGGAGCCGTGAGGTATGGCACACGACTTGCTACTACATACATGTAAGCGCAAACCAAACAGGAGGAACCAAGATGACACGCAAGCAGACCCTCAGCCTCATCACCGCCGCCACAGCAGCCGCCATCGCGATGCCCTTGGTGATCAAGCTGGTCGGCCTGCTGACCGCCCTGAACACCCTGGCCAACTAAGGAGCACTACCATGACGACCAAACAAGCACGCAAATTGGGCTACCTGATCAACCGAGGTGCTTACTTTGGCACCACCGACGACCGTGCCGACCGCTGGTACATCGAGCGCATCGACGCAGACTGTGTTGACCGCTGCGGCCCAGGCTACAGGACACGTAGAGAGGCCCTGGACTGCATCGCGGACTTCGCCGCCCAAGAGGTACCCAAATGAGGCCAATCTCCCAGATCCGCCGCGACACAGACAACATGAAGAAAGAAGGTAGTAAGATGGGAATTGGAAAGTATTGCATCGTCCGCACGTATTGTGCTGGAGTGTTCGCTGGCGAGCTTATCAGCCGAAATGGAAAGGAGGGCGTGGTCGTCAACGCCCGTCGGTTGTGGTTCTGGTCCGGTGCCGCGACGTTGAGCGAGCTTGCCCTGCGCGGCGTGGGGCGCCCCGAGAAATGCAAGTTCCCCGACGCGGTACCCGAAGTCCTGCTGACGGAGATCATCGAGGTCATCGTCTGCACCGCCGATGCGCGGGCGAGTATTGAGGCGGTGCCACCATGGCGAGCATGATTGACGACGGCGACGGCTACGGCACCGACTACGGCTCCGGCTCCGGCTCCGGCGACGGCTACGGCTACGGCTCCGGCGACGGCTCCGGCTACGGCGACGGCTACGGCTCCGGCTACGGCTCCGGCGACGGCTACGGCTCCGGCGACGGCGACGGCTCCGGCTACGGCTGACGAACGGGCGGGGCGGGCGTAGCGAACGGATGAACAACCGCCAGGTGGTCGATTACTTCCTGCGCGAGGCCCGTGCCTGCGAACGGGAGCTGGAAATCCGGAAAACTGGCCGCGTGCTGACGGTGGCACACTAATTGACCCATGGCAGGATGCGCGAAATCCGGCTCCCGTATCGTGCATCCTGCCAATCCCGAAGGAACAATGAGGAACCCCCTGGAACAACAAGGAACCATAGGACATGGCACACCGGTTGCTACTATTGGGCGTACGCAGCAACAAACCAAACGGAGGCAACAAGATGAAGAACCTGCTCAACGACAACAAGATCGACAACCTGCTGAACCGCATCGAGATCGCCGACGACAACGACCGCTCCTGGATGACCGACGTCGCCACCAGCGATCCATACCACAAGCCCACCGAAGACAACACCCCCAACTGGCGCATGACGCTGCACGGATAAGGAGAGCAACCATGGAAACATTCCCCGAAATCATGCACCTGATCCTAACCCATCGCACCACGCCCATCGCCGAAGACAACGCGGGCTACCAAGGGATCGAAGGAGACGGCTTCACGTTCGGCATGGGCCACGACACGCTGGTCATCGACGTCCGATGCGACATGGCCATCATCCAACTCTTCCGCGACGACGAATACCTGACCCAATGGGAGGTCCGATAATGGCTACCTGCACCTGCGGAAAGAGAATGTCCAAGTACGCGACCGAATGCCGCGCCTGCGCTAAGGCACACACCCAGCGCCTCCGCGCCGAAGGGCTCGCCATCCTCGCCAAGGGCGTCTGCCCCGACTGCGGCAGGCCGCTCAAGCGCAACCTCGCCATCGCCGGATGGTGGCAATGTGAACAATACGGCGCAGACACGCACCGCGCCGACCCCACGCAGCCCAGCTGCAACTGGCAGATCATCATCCCCCAGGAGGACTGATCATGACACGCAAAGAAGCACTCATCCGAATCGCCCAAGAGCACATGCGAAAATCAGACGAAAGCCTGTCACCTCGACAAATGGCGAAAATCAGACGGCTCCGAGATCAGGTCCAATCCATGCTGCTGCTGCGCGAAACGAGGAGATCTAACCATGCCTGAACGGCGACCGCGAACAAACACTGCGTGACCAGGTGGTCGCTGCACACAACGCCCTACGGGCCGGAAGATCCTCGGCGAGCCGCGCGGCGTATGACGCTGCATGGATACGGCATAGGCCGGATCCTGAGCGCCGTCTGCTAGGTCAAAAAAAAGCTTTACTTTTGGGCCCAGATAGACTACAATAAATACTGGAGGAAACCCGATGAAGGAAACTCGCTCAACTATACGCCCCACCGGACAAGGACACCTGGCAATGAGAATGCTTCTACACGCCGCGCACGGCGAGATGCCCTTCGCCACCCACATAGAAGTCCAGAAGCCCGACGGATGGGCGACCTGCTCCGGGAACTACTTCGCGACCGAGGCCGAGGCCCGCCGCGACTACGAGAAGCGCTGCAAACAGATTGGAGTCCGACCGTGACCACCCCCTTCGAGATCCTCAACCGCGAACTGCAGGACGCCGTCCTGAAGTACGCCGAAGCCGTCGGGCCGTTCCGCGAAGCCGAGACCGAGATTGAGGTGTCCGTCCAGCATACGCCGACCGAGATCCTCATCTCCCGCGTCGAAGCCCGGACCCGCCTGAGCGAGCCGACCATCCTCCGCCTGGGAGGCCGCCGATGAAACCCTACTACGAGGACGGCCGGGCGATTGAGCCGCCGCCGGAATGGAAACGGCAAGTCCAAGGCTCTCGGCGGCACAGCATGAGCCGATAGAGCCATCGAGACGTAGCCCGTGAACTCGTCCAACAGTTCGCTGATCCGCACCGCGCAAGAGATCTGGCGGCAGGACCTGCGCATGCTGCTGGACGAGGGCGGGAAAGCCATGGGCTATCGCGACCCGTTCTTCCGGCGCGTGGCGTTGCCGATGTGGCTGGCGCGGCGGGAATACCCTTCTGCTGCGCTGGACACATTATGGCGGACGATTGGCGCATGGCTGTCATGTATTGGATCAAAGGAGCGATGGATGTTGTCGAAAAGTAGTGCCGCGCATAACCGGCGGCTGTTTCTGCTGAAGCAGGTGCCGTTCTTCGGTGCCGTACTGGCCAAGGACCTGGAGCACATGGACAAGGTGGAACACCGTGTGGGCGATCTGGCTGCGCTTGTGTCGGGCGGAACCGTCCGCAGGTTGCGTCGCGCAGGGAAGATGCCCAGGTATTCGAAAACGTGGCGAGGTGCGTTTCGTGTGTGGCGTGAGCGGTATATGGATCCGCGCACGAATGAAGTAGGACCATGAATGAGCTGGCTTTATTCGCGGGTGCTGGTGGAGGCATACTCGGCGGCCAACTGCTCGGATGGCGCACCGTCTGCGCTGTCGAAAACGATCCCTACGCCGCAAGCGTACTTGTCGCCCGGCAGAATGACGGCGTTCTCCCGCCTTTCCCGATTTGGGATGACGTTCGCACCTTTGACGGACGACCTTGGCGCGGAATGTTGATGTGGTTTCGGGCGGGTTCCCATGCCAAGCATTTAGTACGGCGGCTAGAGGGCGAAACACCGCGCATAATCTGTGGCCGCAGATGCTCCGCGTTATCGGCGACGTATGCCCACAATTCGTGTTTGCCGAAAACGTCAGCGAAGACGCGATCTGTGAAGCACAAGCCGACCTTGCCTGTGCTGGATACACGGCGATCCGTGGCATGGTCGCGGCGGGCGACGTGGGCGCAGACCATCCTCGGGAAAGATGGTGGTTGGCTGCCGACTCCGACCACAAAGGCAAATTGGGCGGCAGCCTCGATGCAGAAGTGGCCAAGCTCAAGGCGTGCGACAAAGGTGTTTGGTCACCCTACGCCGGAGGTCCACGAATATCTGATGGGGTGGCCCCCAGGGTGGACAGATTTAAAGCCGTTGGGAACGGGCAAATACCAGTCGTGGCTGCAATCACATGGCAAGTCCTGTCCGGAAGAAAGGATTGACCGATGAACAAGTGCCCGGTCTGTAAAGGGCGTGGGGGTTCTCCTGGGATTGCATGCGGCGAGGACAGATGCAAGGACGACAGAGGGCTCTGGAGCAACGCGAACCGGATCCTCTGCGAACAATACCACGGCCCGCCGCCGGTCGACCCCGACGGGAAGCGGATCGTCTGCCGCCACCTGAACCACGACCTGCGGCTCGAGAACCTGGCCTGGGGGACGGACGACTACCGCGAGATGATCCGCCTGCGGGAGACCGGGATGACCTGCCAGGTCGGCTGCTCCGTCGGATACGTCTCCGACATCTGCCGAGGCGGGGCCGCCGCCTGGGAGACCGAGGACCTGTGGGAGGAGGTCGGCGCCGACTGAACAGGGCCCTTCAAAGTCCGGGGCTGCCTGTGAAATTTTGGCCAGGGGACCACCACCCCCCATCCCGGCGGGGGGGAGCCGCCCCCCTCGTCCTGGGCGCATCGTTCCTCGCGTTCTGCCCGATCGCGTCGTCCCTCGTTGTTCCCCATCGTTCCTCGGCCGAGAGCATGTGACGGAGCGAACTCACAATCATTGCCGATCGTTCCCCGTAGGCCCACAGCTCGAGCGATCCTTCCCCATTGTTCCGCATATCACTCGCATCGTTCCTCAGCCCGAGCGATCCGTCCCCTATCGTTTCCAATCGCGAGCGTTGAGGGTCGATCGTTCCTCAGCCTGAGCGATCGTTCCCCATAAGGCCCAATCGCGAGCGATCATTCCCCCTGGCGCCCAATCAGGGCACAAGGCAGTGCATGCTGGGCGCGTCGTTCCCGATAAGGGCCCAGCGCTCGGCGTCGTTCCCCAAAGCGCCCCGTTGTGTAAAAATGGCCACACTCCCCGTTGGTCCTTGTCGTTCCTGCCCTTTTGGCAGGTCGCAGCGTTCCCCATTGTTCCTCCCCGGATTCAGGCGCGCGCGCGCGAGCCAGAATATGTGGGCGGGGATTAGCTTGTTCCACCTTAGCCCGATTCGTTCCGGCCCTGTTCCGACCTTGGTGTCACGGTAGGAACGCCCTCAATCAGCCCAAAGCGCGCGCCCCAAGGCAATCTTTCTTCTTTTGTTCCTACCGTTCCTACCAAGAGAAGAAGTTAAGTAAAGAATGGAAAAACGCGCCCCCTACGCCCTGCGTCGTTCTGCCACGCAACTAGGGCCCCAAGGTCGGAACGGTAGGAACACTTGCATAAGTCGGTTCCGGATATACACTTGCGCCGTTCTGACCCTTGTTCCGACCTAGTCTAGGTAGGAACGCCCGAAAAGCGGGAACCCTCGGCGCCTCGGCATCGTATAAGATCCCGCTGCCCGTCACCACGGAAGGGCGCTCGGAATGGTCGACAACCTGCCTATCAAGTTCGACGCCGACGCGCGCCATCGGTTCCTGCAGTACTACGCTTTGACGGGCCAGATCCAGAAGTCGGCTCGTGAGATCGGCATCTCACCTGCGACGGTCCGGCGGGTCGCGAAGCAGGACCCGGCCTTCAAGGAGGCGATGGAGGAGGCGAAGCAGGACTTCGTCGAGGCGATGGAGCGTGAGGTTGTTCGGCGCGCGGTCATGGGCGTCGACGAGCCGGTCTTCCAGCAGGGCGAGCAGGTCGGCGAGGTCCGGAAATATTCCGACGCCCTGCTGATGATGCTGATGAAGAAGCTGGATCCGACCTACAAGGAGAAGCACCAGATCGACGTCTCGCTGGGTGGCGGGATCCTTGCGGTCCCTGCCCAGGAGGCGGAGGATGAGTGGGAGAAGCGGAACTCAATCGACGCGGACTACGCGGTCGTAGATGAGGAGGAGCCCGATGCAGAAAACGATTGACCTTTTCACAGCCAGCGGGGCCCGCGTTGGTCTTGTCCTGGTGCCCAGCTTCGCTGCGGCTCATGCCCTGGTCCGGCGTCTCGCTCCGGTCTACCCTGACAAAATAAGCCTGACGCGGCGCAGGCTGGAGTTCGCCGACGGTCGCGTGCTTGCCGTCGGTTCGTACCGGACCGAGAAGGACTACTGGAAGTTCCTCGGCCACCGCTACGATTTCATCATGCTGATGGACGGCGTCGAGGCCGAGCCCCTGCTGGCGCTCAATTATCGAGCGGAGGTTCACTACCATGAAAACAAGGCCTGAGGTCGAGATCCAGTACATGCAGCGGATGGACGGTTCGAAGACGTTCTACTTCGAGGTCTGGGTCCGCAGCACGAAACACCCGGAGCGCAAGTTCGGGTCGATCGTCGACCGCAGCCACGACGAGCGTCGGAACGTCGGCATCGCGGCCGGTGCGCTGGCCGAGCACTGCGGCGAGCTGTTCAACGAGGAACGCAACCCGGATTCAGCCGCCAACGCTGCCCAGGCAGCGTATGATCGCCTAAATCAACTGAACCCGATCCCGAAGTGGGGCGATGAGAAGCCTATCAACAGTTGAGTGGCGTGAGACGCCTGACGGGCTGATCCCGTTCGACGTCGCCACGAAGAAGGAGATCGCCTGGGCGCCGCAGGACGGCAGCCAGGTTGAGTTTCTGTCGTGCCCGATCTTCGAGTGCCTGTACGAGGGCACGCGCGGTCCTGGAAAAACCGACGCCCTGCTGATGGCCTTCTATATGGAGGTTGGCAAGGGCTGGGGCTCGGAGTGGCGCGGGATCATTTTCCGGCGGACGTTCCCTGAACTGCGGGACCTCATCGAGAAGAGCCAGAAGTGGTTCAAGAAGATGTGCCCGGCGGCGCGGTACAACGCCTCCGAACACTGCTGGACGTTCCCGGACGGCGAGAAGCTGTTCCTGGCGCACTATCTACAAGAGTCGGACTATTGGAAATATCACGGCCACGCCTATCCGTTCATCGCCTGGGAGGAACTCTGCACCTGGCCGGACGACTCGGGCTACCGGCGGATGATGTCCTGCTGCCGGTCGTCGAAGCCTGGCATCCCCAAGCGGTATCGGGCGACGGCGAACCCTTACGGGCCTGGACACAACTGGGTGAAGGCCAGGTTCCAACTGCCGATCACCGCCCCGCAGAACGGGAACATGGTCGGGCGGGTCATCCGGGACGAGGAGGGCAACCGCGTTGCGATCCACGGCGAGCTGCGGGAGAACAAGGTCCTGCTGTACGCCCAGCCGGATTATCCGCAGCTGCTGCGGGCGGCGGCGCGCAACGAGGCTGAACTGAAGGCTTGGTTGTATGGGGACTGGAACATCGTGGCGGGTGGGATGTTTGATGACGTCTGGGATCAGGGCGTGAATGTGCTGCCTTCGTTCCCGGTCGAACTAGTCCCCGGCGACTGGCGCCTGAGCCGGTCCCACGACTGGGGCCAGAGCAAACCCTTCAGCGTCGGCTGGTGGGCGGAGTCGAACGGCAACCGCTTCGAGTACAACGGCGTGATCTACGGACCAGTTCGCGGGGACCTGATCCGCATCGCAGAATGGTACGGCTGGAACGGGAAACAGAACACGGGGATCCGGATGACTGGCTGGGATGTTGGTCGCGGGATCCTGGAGCGGGAGATCGAGATGGGAATCAGCGGCCGGGTCTTGAGAGGACCTGCCGATGATTCTATCTTCGACCCCTACGACGGGCAGAAGTCGATCGCCGGTGATATGGCGGCGTCGACCGGGAACCTGATCCAATGGAACAAGGCCGGGAAGAACCCCGGCAGCAGGAAGCGCGGCTGGGATCGGATGCGGAAGATGATGCTTCATTCCCACCCGAACCCGGACGGACCACGGGAACACCCTGGCTTCTTCATCCTGGATCGCTGCGATAACTTCTCACGGACGGTCCCGGTGTTGAGCCGGTCAAATAAGGACCTCGACGACATCGACACCGAGACCGAGGACCACATCGCTGACGAGGCAAGGTACAAGGTAATGGAACGCAAGATGCAGATCCAGACAGGGAGCTTCAAATGAAAAAGGACCCGAAGAGCCCGGCGACCACCTGCGACGCCTACGACCACATGCTTCCGGCCTGGGAGAAGATCCAGACGGTCCTTGATGGTACGCGGGCGATGCGGGCGGCTGGCCAGACGTACCTGCCGCAGCACGACAAGGAAAGCGACGCGGCCTACGCCGAGCGGCTAGACCGCTGCACGCTTTTCAACACGACGAAGATGACCCTGGACTCCTGGGTCGGTCGGCCGTTCAGTAAGCCTTTGAAACTGAAAGACGACGTCCCTGTGGAGATCGTCGCCCTGGCGGAGAACATCGACACGCTTGGGTCGAACATCCAGGTGTTCGCGCGCAACTGGTTCCGCGAGGGAATGGCGAAGTCCTTCTCCCACGTCCTGGTCGACATGCCTAGGCTCGAGCCCCGCGCGGACGGACGTCCCCGATCCCTGGAGGATGATCGCCTCGACGGCGTCCGCCCCTACTGGGTCCACATCAAGCCGGAGCAGCTGTTCTTCGCCGAGGCCCAGGTGGTCGGCGGCGAGGAGGTCCTGCAGGAGATCCGGTACGTGGAACACGTGACCAAGCGGGACGGCTTCGCGATCGTGACGATCCCGCAGATCCGGCGCCTGTATCGGGCGGACGGCGTGGTCGCTGTCGAGATCTGGGAGGAGGTCAAGGCGCGGTCGAAGAAGAAGGCCTGGCGGATCACCGACAGCTGGACGATGGAGATCGACCGGATCCCGCTGGTGACGTTCTACGCGGACCGCGATTGCTTCCTGCTCGGGAAGTCCCCACTGGAGGATCTGGCGGACCTGAACATCGCGCACTGGCAGTCGACGTCGGACCAGCGGGCGATCCTGACCGTCGCTCGGTTCCCGATACTGGCCTGCTCGGGCGGGACGGATGAGACGAACAAGCTGGTGGTCGGTCCGAACAAGTGGCTGTACACCCCAGACCCCAGCGGGCGCTTCTACTACGTCGAGCATTCTGGGAAGGCGATCAGCGCCGGGGACGCGGACCTGGCGGAACTGGCCCGGCAGATGGGTGAGTACGGCAGCGAGTGGTTGAAGAAGCGACCGAACCGGGAGACGGCGACGGCGCGGACCCTGGACTCGGCCGAGGCGACGTCGGCCCTGCAGGACGCGACGCTACGGTTCCAGGACGCTTTGGAGAACGTGATCCGTCTGACGGCCTACTGGATGGACCTGGCCGATGGCGGCAGTGTCGAGGTGCACAACAGCTTCAGCGAGGCGCCGGTCGGACCGGACGGCCTGCGGATCCTCATCGAGGCCCGGAAGAACCGGGACATCTCTCGCGAGGTTTTCATTCATGAACTGCAGCGGGCAGGCGTGCTTGATGAGGACTTCGATGTGGATGCGGACGGAGCGCGGTTGGAGTCCGAGCTGATGGACATGTTCCCGATGCCTGGCGGACCACCGCAGTAGCTGTGCCCCTACAACAAGCGGCGATTCTGGAAGGCGGAACGTAAAACATGGCGACGGCGAATGAAAGACTACTCGACCTGATCGTCCGCAGGCAGATCAACCTGCAGCGGATGTCTAAGACCGAGGGCGAGGCGCTGATACGACTGCTTAAGGAGAGCGATGAGGCAGTCGAGTGGTTGATCCGACAGCAGGGAGGTACGTTCTCGATTCGCCGGCTTGGAGCGGTCCAGCAAGAAATTGCTCGACTTCGGGAACCTGCGATGGCCTCGCTGGGTTCTAAACTTCAGGATCTTGCAACGGGGACCGGCTCGCAGGAGATGGCCCACACGACTTCCATACTGGGGCGACAGGTTCCCGTCGAGATCAACTTCGCCGCGCCGAATCCGGTCGCGGTCCGCGAGTTGATTCTGACGACGCCTTTCGGTGACGACACGAAAATGCTAACTCTGGGGCAATGGGTCTCGGACCTGTCGGTCGCCGACCAGAACCGGATCATGGGGTCCATCCAGGCCGGCATGGTCCAGGGGCTGACGGTGCCCAAGCTGACGCAGAACGTGCAGCAGGCGCTGGGCGTCACGCACCGGCAGGCGGAGGCGCTGGCGCGGACGTCGGTGAACCACGCGGCGAACACGGCTCGGAACGCGACCTTCGCCGAGAACTCGGACGTCATCAAGGCGCTGATGTGGTCCGCGCAGCTGGACGGCCGGACGTCGCCGGTCTGCCGGGCCCGCGACGGGAGCTTCCGACCGCCCGACGGCGTAAACAGCTGGGCTGGCGTGCCCGAGCCGCACCTGGAGGACTTCCTCTCGCCGCCGGCCCACATCCGATGCCGCTCGACACTGGTCCCAATCCTCGATGACATGGGCGTGGCTGAACAGCTGATGGGACATCGTCGAGCGACGGTGACCGATACCAGGACTGGCCGACAGCGGCAGATCGACTTCGAGCGCCAGGCCCGGGACCGATATGGTTCCGGCTGGCGCAGCGCACCAAGGAACATAAAGACCCGCTACCGGCAGCAGGTCCGGCAGGAGTGGGCACGGGAGAATGTTGGCCAGGTCCCAGGCCATACGAGCTACGGGGAATGGCTTCGCCGGCAGGACCGGGACTTCGTCGTGCAGGTCATGGGGCCGTCGCGGGCGAAGCTGTTCCTGGACGGCGGCCTGAAGATGGATCAGTTTGTGGACAGGTTCGGGCAACCGCTTACGCTTGAGGAGCTGGCCCGCCTGACCTAGAAGGGCGTGACGCCCACAACCAAGGAGGCTCCATGATGGAGTTTGAATTCCAGCGGAGTGTCGAGAGCATCGATAAGGTCCCCCAGGACTTCCAGGGGCTGTATGTGGAGGCCGAGGATAGCGGTGGGTTCATCCTTCGGACCGATGACCCGGCCGTGACCAGCGCTGTCGCGGCGATCACCGGCCTGAACAAGAGCCTGAAGGCGGCCCGTGGCGAGGTGAAGAACCTGAAGGGCCAGCGGGTGGACCTGTCCCCGCTGAGCGAGTATGGGGAGAGCCCCGAGGAGATCGCCGAGCGCTTCAAGGAGCAGCTCGCCGACGCGGCCAAGGGAAAGAAGACACAGGAGGACTTCCAGCGCCAGGTCGAGAAGATCAAGGCCGACCTGGGCAGCGAGTACGGGCAGAAGATCGAGGCCGAGCAGCAGCGGTCCGAGGCCCTGAAGGGCCAGCTGCATGGCATCCTGGTGACGGGCGAGGCGAAGAGCGCTCTGGCCGAGGCTGGGTCGATCGACGCCGACCTTGCACTACCCTTCCTGACGCAGCAGGTGAAGGTCGCCGAGGAGGACGGGAAGTTTCAGGTCATGGTCGTCGACCAGGCCGGGGATCCCCGCTACTCAGGAATTACCGGCGCCCCGATGTCGGTGAAGGAACTGGTCCAGGAGATGAAGGGACAGGAGAAGTTTGGGCCTCTGTTCAAGTCGGACCAGCGCAGCGGAAGCGGCGCCCCGGCGGAGGGCCGGCGGCGCACTGGACAACCCAAGGGGGATATGTCCTCGACGGACAAGATCGCTGCCGGGCTGGCCAAGGGCCAGGCGTCGCGACGCAACTAGGGAGACGGCCTGAAAAAAAAATGATCCCAGGCGGGAACTTGCGGCGTCCGCCTGGTTTCATTATCAAATGGAACGAGCCCGCCGTGGGGTGATCCCGGTGTGGGCGCTGGATCCGGTGACCGGATCCTGGACGGGACCGTGACGGAACCGAAGCTCTGAACCGAAACTCAACCCAAGGAGGGCCAATAATGGCTTCTGTGACTTTGACCGAAAGCGCCAAGCTGAGCCAGAACGAGCTGGTGGCTGGCGTCATCGAGAACATCATCACCGTCAATCAGATGTACGAGGTCCTGCCGTTCGACGGGATCGACGGCAACGCCCTGGCCTACAACCGCGAGAACGCCCTCGGCGGCGTCGGTGTGATCGGCGTGGGCGACACCATCGGCTCCAGCGATGCCAACCCCCTTAGCGGTGGTTCCGGCGAGGCCAAGGACGCCGCGACCTTCACCCAGGTGACTTCCAGCCTGACCACCATCCTCGGCGACGCCGAGGTGAACGGGCTGATCCAGTCCACTCGGTCCAACATCAACGACCAGGCGAGCGTTCAGATCGCCAGCAAGTCCAAGCACGTCGGCCGACTGTACCAGTACATGCTGGTGAACGGCTCCGCCTCCGGCACCGACCAGTTCGACGGCCTGCTTACCCTCTGTGCCGCTGGCCAGAAGACCAGCCCCAGCACCGACGGCGACGCGCTGACCCTCGCGCTGCTCGACGAGCTGGCCGACAAGGTCACCGCCAAGGACGGCGCCTTGGACTTCTACGCCATGCACGCGCGCGAGCGTCGGGCCTACCGGACTCTGCTCCGGGCCCTCGGCGGCGCCGCGATCATGGAAGTCGTGGAACTGCCCAGCGGCGATCAGGTCATGGCCTACAGCGGCGTTCCGGTCTTCCGGAACGACTACATCCCCATCGACCAGACCCAGGGCGGCAGCACCGACGCGACCAGCGTCATCGCCGGTGTCCTGGACGACGGCTCCCGTAGCATCGGCGTCTCGGGCCTGACTGCCTCCGAGCAGGCGGGCGTCCACGTCGTCGACGTCGGCGAGGCTGCCGCGAAGGACGAGCACATCTGGCGCGTCAAGTGGTACGCTGGGCTCGCCCTGTTCAATGAGAAGGGTCTCGCGGTCGCGCCGGGCATCGTCCCTGCCTAGACCATGTTCCCATGTGAGGGGCCTTCGGGCCCCTCGCCCAGACCCCTCTCCGTTGAAAGGACGGTAGCACAATGGCATTCTATCTGCTTACCAACCCCGGAGCGAAGAACTCGAAAGCGAAGGCCCTCGTCGTCCAGGCCGAGTCGGCTGCGGACGCGAAGACCGTCGCATCCTCGTACTTCGACGGGGACTCAGGCTGGAGTGGTGCGACCTCCGTCGCCCTGACCGGCACCACGCTCGACGCGGCCTCGTGCCTCTCAGGTTGGACCTTCAAGATCATCATCCGGGGCGGCGCGGCCCAGTCCGTCGACCCCATCGTGATCAGCCACACCGCCTCCGGGACCGATGACCTCGACGCCGTCGCGGCCGACCTGGTCACCGCCCTGAACGCGGACGCCGACATCGCGAACGCTGCCTACTCGGCCCCCGACCTGACCATTAGCTCGATCGCTGATGGCCTAGGCGACGCGGCCGTGACTTTCCACGCCTATCCCCCGGCCTCCGAGCTGGCGGCGACGGACGTGGACCTCGGCGCGCTGTTCGTGGGTGCCGGTGGTATCACGGACGAGGGCATCGCGGCTGCGGTCCTGGAGATCGCCTTGGTGGCCGACACCGAGAGCAAACCGAAGGTCTTCGGTGTCGTCTACTAGGCGGCAACGAGCGGAGCGACCGATGGCAAACGTGACGAGAACAATCTACCTGACCGGAGGCCGAGCTGGCCAGACCTGCGACCTGAACCACGGACGGTTCCACTTCACAAATGGCAAGCTCGTCCTCCGGGGGGACGGAGCCCGCGTCGCGGCCTTGGTAAGGATCCTTGCGGATCAGTACCAGGCCTACGAAGCCGGGAGTCTGGAACTGGAGGCTGCCAATGGCGAGCGTGATATTCCGAAGGCTGGCGAGGGGACGGAACATCTTCTCGGCGGAGTTCGACCGGCTGGGCAAGGGACTGCCGAGACGGAAGCAGTTGCTGGGGGCGGAGCAGATGGAACTGCGGACGATCCAGGAGCGGAACGAGATCACACCGAAGGGGACGGACACCCGGACCCCCGGCTGGCGCGGATCCAAGTAGCACTCGATCGCCTGGACCACGGCAAGGACGCCTACTGGACCTGTGAGGGACTGCCCAAAGTCTCGGTGATCAAGAAGCGGCTCAAGGACGAGACCCTTACACGCGCCGACATCGACAAGGCGGCGCCGAACTTCCAACGCGAAGGATATCCACATGGCTGAAGCATACTACCTGGTGACCCAGAGCAAGAGCGCCCGACGGCAGGGTGTGATCGACGGGATCCACAGCGTCGTTGGCAACTACGACGACGGCTCTAGCGACGCCGAGATCATTGCTGACGCCTACGCGAAGGTGGTCGCGGCCGGTCATCCGATCCGGTCGGACTACTTCGACACCGTCGTGGCGCTGACCACGGCGGCTCCGGACGACACCGACACTATCATCTTCCTCCCAGAGACCTACGAGATCGAGGAGGCGTAGATCTTGTCGAACATCAGTTTCAGGTTCAACCTAACGATCACTCAGGGGGATGACCGGGCTCTGGTGTTCGTATTCTCGGATGATGACGGCAACCCGGTGGACATCTCGACATGGGAGATCTTCTACACGGCGAAGGCGGACTACGCAGATCCGGACGTTGAGGCTTTGATAGCGCTGGAGCCGGCCGACTTTACGGCCAGTGATAGTGGTACCGGGACAATCGACAGGGTGACTGCGAACATCCCCGCCTCCGCGACCGGAGCCATGGCCGCCGGCACCTATTACCAAGACCTCCAGGTAAAGAAGGCCGGCGGCCTGGTCTCCACGATTGGTCGCGGCCAGCTTGTGATTGATGCACAGGTCACGCAGAGGACAAGCTGATGCCTGAGATTGTCAACCAGATCTTCCATGTTCAGGTCTCAGGAACCACCTACCATGTTGAGGTTCAGGAAGCGGTCCAGTACAATGTCTCCTTGACAAGTGCTGGGAGTCTCGGCCTTGTCCAATCTGTGTTTGGGCGGGTCGGCGATATCGTGGCCGAGACCGGCGACTATGAACCCTCACAACTGGCCCAGCAAGGTGCCACCGACGGCCAGGTTCTGACCTGGAGCACCGTTCTGGGCTCGTGGGTTCCAGGCACTGTCGGAGGGGGCGCCGTCGATTCTGTCAACGGGCAGACCGGCGCGGTCGTGCTTGACTCCGACGACATTGACGAGGGACTGACCAACCTCTACTTTACGGAGGCGCGGGCAAACGCGGCCAGTGCTGTTGTCGCCAACACATCGGCCCGTCACACACACGCCAACAAGGCCGAGCTGGACCTGGTGACGGACGGTGACCACGATGTCCGCACGGATAACCCACACGGAGTGACCGCAGCCCAGGTGGGGGCGGCAGATGCGAGCCATACACATGCCGTCGGAGACTTGACACAAAGCGGCGCCGTGTCTGGCGATCTGCTTTACTGGGATGGAGCCAACTGGGCTCCGCTGACCCCAGACTTCGCACCGACTTCTCACGTGCATACGGCCAGCGATGTGACCGACTTCGACACTGAGGTAGGCAACCAGGCCGACGTCACAGCGAACACTGCTGCACGCCACACACACACCAACAAGGCCGAGCTGGACCTGGTGACGGACGGTGACCACGACGTGCGAACCGACAATCCGCACGGAGTGACGGTAGCGGACCTTACGGATGTGGTCATAACGTCCCCGGCGGACAATGATGTCCTGTCTTACGACAACACTAGCGGGGACTGGATCAACCAGACGGCGGCAGAAGCTGGGCTAGCCACTGCCTCCCATGTTCACGCTGCGGCCGACGTGACTAGCGGCACGTTTGCTGATGCGCGAATCGCTGAGAGCAGTATCACACAACACGAATCCGCAATCACCCACCAGAACGTTAGCGGCGCGGGCACGAACACTCATGCCCAGATAGATGCGCACCTGGCGTTGACCGACGAGCATATCGACTGGACCAATGCTACAGCGGATCTTGCAACGACAGGGCTTATCCTAAGCACGTTTGATGGTCTGTCCTCTGGTAGTGCCTTCTTTGCCGACCTAGATGTGACCGCTTCGGGGAACTATACCAACGTCGTAAACGGGTTCGATCTGGACTACGATCTGGACATGGCTTCCAGTAGCATCGTCACTGGTACTGTTCGTGGTGTGCGGTTTCGTTACAGCGCAGTGGACAACGGTGCTCTGTATGCTTCGCCGGTCGTGCAGATCATTGACGGCAGGATTGATGCCGGTGGGGTCCAGGTAGCTAATGCTACTGGGTCCAACCCCATGTATTACAAGTTCGAGAATCCTGCTGCGTCCCAGCAATTCCCGAACGGCTTTATGCGGGTGGACGTTGCAGGTGGATCTGCTACTGGGACGACTATCGCGTTCTTCTCGTCCTGTGCAGTGAGTGGCTCCCAGGACGGCGTCGGGTATCGTGGGTATGCTACGGGTTCTGGCGCTGCCACCGGTACGCTGGTCGGCACGCAGGGATATGTCTTACTAGGGGCTAGCGCAAACCAGAATGACGTGGCCGCCTTGGACGGGCGCATTGTCGGGGCGGGAGCAACTCCGGCGGATAAGATCATGGGACTGCGCTGTGTGTACCATGCTTTGGTCCGTCAAGGCTCGCTGGTTGTAACCTCTGCGAATGTGGAGACTCCAAACGCTGTTAGCTCAACCCACCTTGATTTTTTGAACGATCAGGGGGACGCCTACGTTGAAGGCAATATTGAGGTTGACGGTGAACTGTACTGTGACGGTAACGTCGCCCACAGCTTGGTGGACGTGTCCACGGCTTCCGTGGCGGCCGGCGATGAGACCTACATCATCGGCGACGCATCCTCTACCTCCATCGTAGTGGACCTGCCGGCCGTTAGCGGCCTAAGTGGTCACCGCGAATACTGCATCAAGAAAACGGATGGGAGCGGTAACACGGTAACGGTAAGCGCAGCGGGTGGAGATACGATCGACGGATCAGGATCGGTGGTTCTGAGCAGCCAGTACGACCACGTGCGTGTCGTGGCCGGAAACGGCACTGACTGGCACGTGGTAGGATAAGGAGGCAGAGACATGGCCTTTACCCTGGAGACCGGCAGCGGCGTCGCCGGAGCCAACGCCTACATTACCGCCCAGCAGTTCAAGGACCACCACGACGACCGTGGGCAGGACTACACAACGCCTCTTGCTGATGATCCGGCGATCCAGGTGGCAATTGTCTTGGCAACCGACTACGTTGACAAGCGTTTCGGGCGCCGGTTCCGAGGCTGCCGACAGTCCTCTGTCCAAGGCCTGGAATGGCCACGGCTTGACGCCTACGATGATGACAACTTCCCTCTCCAGGGCGTCCCGTCGGCGCTGGTGAAGGCCGTGGCGGAATATGCCCTGCTGGCCGGGCAGCTGGACCGGAATCTGGCCCCCCTGAGTCCCCCCGACTTCGGCGTTCTGGACCCCGCGACGGGCGAGGTGACGAACGACTCCAGCGGCCGGATCACCGGGAAGCAGGAGAAGGTGGGGCCGATCGAGGACGAGACCAGGTATGCGGATGGGAACTCTTCGGGCCAGCCGATGGTTGGAACAGGGAACCTGATCCAGCGGATCCCGGAATATCCGCAGGCCGATCTCTGGATGGAGGAACTGATCACCTCCTACACCGACAGGGGACTGTACCGTGGCTGATCTCGTCAAGCTCGCCGCGACTGCCAAGCGCCTGATCGGCGCGAACGGGCGCCAGATCAAGCTGGTGAAGTTCGGCTCGGCTGCGGCCGATGACTCGAAGCCCTGGCGCGGTCGGCGTGAGTACCACAAAGCCGAGGTGACTGGCTACGCCGTCCAGGTCCCCGAGAGCACGATGACGAACGAGGACGGCGTCAAGAGGCTTGATGATTTCTTCCTGTTCGCGGCAAACGACGACGGCGGCCATGACCTTCGGACCTTCGACGCGATCGAGGACGGAGGCTGGGTCTGGAAGATTGTAAAAGTTCGGCTGCTGGATCCGGGCTCGACAAGGATCCTCTATGAGTTCGAGGTGGAGCGATGAGCGCAACCATCACGCAGGCCCGGGACGAGATCCTGGCGAAGTTCCACGCGACCTGGGACGTGACAGGGGCCAGCGCTGATGTTCCGGTTCTCTATTCCGACGTCGCCCAGGATGTGCCCGACAGGGGCTCCTGGGCTCGGATCACGGTCCGACACAACCAAGGCTATCAGGCGACGCTGAGCGGCACCATTGGGTCGCGTCGGTTTCGTCGGGAGGGCATCGTCACGGTGCAGATTTTCACGCCGTTCGCGGACGGCGGCGTGGACAACGATGCGCTGGCGACGATCGCCCAGCAGGCGTTCGAGGGTGAGGTGACCTCACCTGGGAGGGTGATCTTCCGGCGCGTTCGGATCAACGAGGTCGGGCAGTCCGGCCAATGGTTCCAGACGAACGTACTCGCTGATTTTGAGTACGATCATATCCACTAGGGCTGCAGAACAAGGAGCTTACAATGGCCACGATGACCAAAATTGACAGCAACGCAACCGGACTGCGCTACTGCGAAGAGGACTCCTACAAGGTCGTCTCCGGTGACGAGGTCTGGAAGCCGCTGGAGCCCAACAGCTACAGCGACTTCGGCGGGTCGGTCACGACCGTCGCCCGCAACCCCATCAACCCCTCGCGCCAGCGGAAGAAGGGCGTGGTCACCGACCTCGACGCTTCCGGCGGGTTCGAGATGGACATCACCCAGAGCAATCTGCAGGACCTGCTGCAGGGCTTCTTTTTCGCCGACCTGCGGACGAAGGTGGAGTTCGGCGGCGCGGGTGAGATCACCGGCGTCGTCACCTCGACGGACGACTTCGAGGCTGCCTCCGGGCTCGACGCCTTCGCGGCTGGCGACCTGGTCCACGCGGCCGGATTCTCCGACGCAGCGAACAACGGCCTGCACGTCGTCTCGGCGGCTGCGGCCGGTGCCCTGACGGTCACATCGAACCTGGTCGACGAGACCCCGGCGACCACCGCCACCCTGGTGAAGGTCGGCGTCCAGGCCTCGGCCGACGACATCGACGTGGACGTCTCCGGCTCCCGGCCCGCCCTGACCTCGACCACACTGGACTTCACCGACCTAGGGCTCGTCCCCGGAGAGTGGATCTACATCGGCGGTGACTCGCCCCTGCTGGGCTTCTTGAACGCGGCGAACAACGGCTTCGCCCGCGTCTTCTCGATCGCGGCCAACACCCTGACCCTGGACAAGACCGAGGACACGATGGTCGCCGAGACCAGTTCCGGCAGCCGGACGGTCCAGATCTTCATCGGCCGAGCCTTGAAGAACGAGTCGGACCCCTCCGACATCGTCCGCCGGACCTACCAGCTGGAGCGCCAGCTGGGCGCTCCAGATGACAGCTCCCCGAGCGACATCCAGGCCGAGTACATCATCGGCTGTGTCCCCTCGGAGTTCGAGTTCCAGGTCCCGACGGCCGACAAGGCGATGGCGAACCTGAGCTTCGTCGGCGCGACGAACGAGACCATCGACGGCCCGACCAGCCTGAAGGGCGGAACCCGTCCTGACCTGGTCGAAGCCGACGCCTTCAACACGTCGAGCGACGTTCCCCGGATCAAGATGGCGGTCTACGACAGCGCGGACGCGGCGCCCACGGCCCTGTTCGCCTACGTCACCGAGCTGACCCTCTCGATTAACAACAACGTCTCGCCGAACAAGGCGATCGGCGTCCTCGGGGCCTTCGAGGTCACCGCCGGGACGTTCGAGGTCGGCGGCAACGTCACGGCCTACTTCGCCGACGTCGCAGTCATCGACGCTGTCAAGGACAACAGCGACGTTACCTTGGACTTCCACTTGGTGAAGGAGAACGCGGGCGTCACGATCGACGTCCCCCTCATCTCGCTGGGCGATGGTCGTCCGAACGTTGAGCAGGACCAGGCGATCACCCTTCCGCTGGAGACCAACGCGGCCACCGGCGCGAAGATCGACTCGGCCCTCGACCACACGCTGCTGATGGTGTTCTGGGACTACCTCCCCGACGCCGCCGAGTAGCAATCACCAAGGGCCCTATCGCAGAGGAGCGATGCAGCCATGAGTATGTACGAGCAATTCGAGACGGACGCCCAGGTAGAGAAGGACGGGATCTGGCTGGACTACGGCGACTTCCAAATCCGCGTCGCGCGGGCCGGGGGATCGAACAAGGCCTTCCAGAAGGAAGTCGAACGGCTGACCCGCCCCTACCGCCGGGCGATCGCGACTGAGTCGCTGCCCCGCGAGAAGGCGGACGAGATCCTGGCGGCGGCCTACGCGAAGGCGATCGTCCGGGCCTGGCAGACGAAGGTCGACGGCGAGTGGGTCGACGGCATCGAGAACCCCGAGGGCGGCGACCTGCTGGAGCCGAGTGTGGAGAACATCCGCGCGACGTTCAAGCTGCTGCCGGAATTATACGCAGATGTCCAGGAGCAGGCTACCAGCTGGGCCCTGTTCAAGGCGTCGATACGCGATGACGCCTCGGGAAACTGATCGACGTCCTGCTCTATACCCTAGAGCAGGGCGAGGTCGAGCAGAGGATCATCAAGCAATGCTTGAAAATGCGGAAGCCACTACCCAAGCGGATCCAGAACGCGCCCCAGCTGGAGATGGGCCTGGAACTGTACTGGGAGGCCTTCTGGGATCTGTCGACCTGCCGGGCAGTCGGGATGGGCGCAGGCCCGATCCCCTGGCTGGCCATCCGGGACTATGGTCTGACCTTCGGCCTCGACGAGGACCAGCAGGAAGACCTGGTCTACCTGGTGCGGATGATGGACAACGCCTATCTGACCCACCAGTCGGAGAAGGGAAATAACTGATGGCAACCTCGCGCAGCTTCGATGAGTTCGGCAAGCGGATCGAGATCCTCGCCGAGAACATCGAAGGCAACGTCCTGAAGACGATCAAGCGGGCAGCGATGGCGGCCGACCAGGCGGCCGTTACACTGACCCCCGTCGACACCGGACTCGCGAAGGTGAACTGGCTGACTACCGTCGGCGCCCCGGCGACGGGGACCGTCGAGACCCCAGGCGCCGGAGAAGCGGAGGCGCAGGCACTCGAACAGGGCCGCCGGACGATCGGCGACTACCGCCTCGGACAAGGTGGGATCTTCATCACGAATAACCTGCCCTACATCGGACTGCTCGATCAGGGCTCGTCCACCCAGCGCCCCGAGGGGATGACTGACGCGGCCATCCTGGCGGCCCTTCATCGGTTCAAAAACGGAAGACTCCTGTAATGGCCTCTGAGAGAATAGTCCTTAGAGTCGACGCGAAGGGAACGCGGACGACCAAACGACAGATCGACCGTCTGGGCCAAAGTGCCCGGAACGCTGGGGGCGGCGTGAAGCTCCTCCGCGCCGCTCTCGGCGCCCTCGGCGCGGTCTCGATCGGCCTGGTCCTGCGGAACGCGACCAAGACCCTGGCGTCCTTCTCGCAGGAGATGTCGACAGTCAAGGCGATCACCGGCGAGACCGGCCAGACGTTCGACGACCTGAAGATGAAAGCGCGAGACCTTGGAGCAACCACTCGCTTTTCAGCCACGGAAGCGGCGGAGGGCATGACCTTCCTCGCCCGAGCCGGCTTCGATACAGACGCGGTTTTGAACTCGATTGGGCCTACGCTTCAGTTGGCCCAGGCGGGCGCCTTGGAGCTTGGCCGCGCGGCGGACCTGGCCTCGAACGTCCTGACCGGGTTCAACATCGCGACCACCGAGTCGCAGCGCGTGATCGACGTCATGGCCCTGGCTGCGAACAGCGCGAACACGGACGTCGAGCAGCTCGGCCAGGCGATGAGCTACGTCGCTCCGGACTCGGCCTCGCTCGGCGTCTCGCTGGAGGAGACCACGGCCGCGATCCAGGCCCTCTCCGACGCAGGCATCCAGTCCACGCGCGCCGGCACGAACCTGCGAATGGTAATGAAGAGGCTCCAGGCCCCGGTCGGTCAGGCGAAGTCGATCATCAGGGAACTGGGCCTTTCCCTCGACGACGTCAAGATCTCCGAGGTCGGGCTGACCACGGCGATCGAGAACCTGCGCGAGGCCGGCATCGACCAGACGCAGATCTTCGAAATCTTTGGCCGGACCGCGTCCGCAGCGAACGTCCTCCTGACCGCTTCGACGGGCAAGATTCAGGAGTACACGAAGGCAAACGAGAACGCGGCCGGTACGGCTGAGCGGACCGCGACGGTCATGGACGACAACCTGAACGGCGCCCTCCTGAAGGTCCGGTCGGCCTGGGAGGAACTGCAGCTGGCCTTCGGCGACCAGGGGGCAGAGTCGTTCCTGACGAAGATGTTCACCGGGCTCGCGAACCTGCTGCGGTCGATGGCGGCGAACATCACGAAGTTCACCGACCCGATGACCCGCTTCTTCCGGTTCATGTCGGACGTCGTCGTCGCGATCTTCCAGGTCCTGAAGCCCATCGTCATCAACGTCGTCGAGGCCTTCAACCAGTGGGGCGTCAACAGCACATCCCTGAAGAAGACGCTGTACGACGTCGGCCTGGCGCTGGTCGCCCTGCTGCAGACGGCTGCCCAGGTCATCGACGGTGCCATCTCGTCGTTCAACATCCTGGGGAAGGTCATCGCCACGGCGATCTTCGGCGGGATCGAGGACGCGAAGCACTTCTGGCAGCAGGGGATGCACTTCATGACCGAGAAGTTCAAGCGGATGCTGGCGACGCTGGTCATCGAGTTCAACAATGTCCTGGGGACCCTGGGGCTCGACGAGATTAGCATCCAGTCGCTCCTGCCCACGGCGGCCCCGAAGACGGAGGCCTTCGACTGGGGCTTCGAGCTGGGGAACGCGGTAGCCGAGGGCTGGATCACGCCGGTCGGCAACGTCCTGGACGACATCATCTCGAAGATCGAGGACTCCCAGCTGAAGCGCCAGGTCCAGGAACTGCGGAACAGTATCGGCGGCGGAGGCGGCGGAGGCGGAGGCGGAGGCGGCACCGGCCACGGCCCCTTCATTCCGGAGTCCCCGCTGGCGAACCAGGAACCCCTGGGCCCCTACTTCGATGACGCGACTGAGGGCGCGAGGAAGACCCAGGAGGCCCTGACGTCGGTGGAGCAGGGCGCGAAAAGAACCTTTGACACGATGACCGATTCTATGGTAGAATTCACCCAGACGGGAAAGGTTTCCGTCCGTGGGATGGTCTCGGACATCCTCTCGCAGATGTCCCGCTTGGCTGCTCAAAGTTTCTTTGAGGGGTTGGGCGGCAGTCTGGGCCTTCCCGGCTTCGCGACCGGCGGCCAGTTCACCGTCGGCGGCGCCGGGGGAACCGACTCGCAGACCGTCGCCTTCCGGGCGACGCCCGGCGAGCAGGTGACGATCACCCCGCCGGGGAAGTCGGCGATGGGCACCAGCATCCCGGCGACGGCGGCGCCCAGCATGAGTGTGAAGGTGGTGAACGTACTGGATCCCAGCCTGGTGACCGAAGCGATGGGCAGCGAGGAGGGTGAGGAGATAATCATCAATGTGATCCAGCGGAACGGCTCCACCATCAGGCAAGCAATCGCATGATGTTCCCTGCGCCCAGGAGCTACGCTGGTGTGGTGACGGGCGGCAGCGACTCGGGCGCGGGGACATCCACTTCTGGGAGGACCGAGAGATGAGCTTCTGGATCAAAGGGTCGTCTGACGACTATATCGACTTCTCGAACGACCTCGCCGCGATCCTGGAGAACAACTCCGTCTCGGCCGCGTCGATTAACGCGGGTGGCTCCGGCTACGTCGTCGGGGACATCCTGACCGTCGCCGGCGGGACTGCTCTGGTTGCCGCGCAGATCGAGGTGACCTCCGTCTCGGGCGGCGTCATTGATGGGATCCGCATCTTCAACGCCGGCAGCTACAGTGCTGATCCAACCACCACCGCGAACGCCGTCACTGGCGGCTCTGGATCCTCAGCGACCATCGATCTGACGATGAGCGACCTAGGTTGGACCGTGGACCGGGACACGACCTGGAGCGGCAGCGAGCGCGAGGTCATTGCCCACGGGGAGGGCGGCGGCGCCGATGAGATCTACGTCGGTTGGCGGTCCTTCTCCAACGTCGGAGACGACTACTACAACTGGGAGCTGCACGGCCTGACGGGCTACAGCAGCGGCCTGGGCATGACCGAGCAGCCTGGAGTATCACCAGGGGACCACGAGGCGGGCAACCCGCAGGACTACGGCACCTATTTGATCCTCAGCCAGAATAGCTTCAACTGGTGGCTGAACATCAACAGCTACCGTATCATCATAACGGTCACCATCGGACCCGGCTACTGGCACGCATACATGGGCCTCGGGAATCGGTTTGGGACGGCACTGGAATATCCTTATCCGATGCTGGTGTCGGCACCGTCGGAGCGCCACGACGTGAACTCCAATGTGGGGGACAAGCTCTCGTCGATAACCGATCCGTGGATTGCGACATCGCTGACCACCGATATAGGCGGGACGGTGGTCTACATGCCCGGAGGGGGATGGGAGCTGTGCGTCAATCGGACGGGATCCTCCCCGTCCGATGAGTTCTGTGTGGTGCCAACACAACGGCCCCAGATCGCATTTACTTCCCCCAGCGCGCCTGAGGATCGGTACATGTCCACAAATCGCCGCTTCGCGGACATCATATTCTCCACCGACTCAGGCACTGGTGGAACAACCGTTGCGAACTTGCAACCCTCCGGGGATAATGATGATCACTTGCTCTTGCCCTGCATCTACGTTCGTTCCGTGCCGACGGCAGCGGTCCTACTGGAGCCGGACGAGTGCCGCTGGTGTAACAACTTCGGGGGCGTGGCATCGGAGGACCGATTTGTTGAGGCGGACGGGTCGGTCTGGCGCGTCTTTCGCAACGGTAACCGCACCGACACATACGCATACCTGGCAATCAAGGAGGCAGGATAGTGGCATACGAGACTGGCACTGCCAGCGACATCGGGGACCTGGTGGACAAGCTGTTTACATTCTCCACTGGTCTTTCGACGACGCCGTGGACGGAAGATGAACTTGACATCACGACGGCTCGGCAAGGCACCCTCCACCTCGGCGACTGCTACGTCTCCTTCCGCTGGGACGGGACAGTCGAAACAGACCTGGGTCTTTACCAGTCCTTGGGCTGGACCTCCGGCACCGAGGCACATCTCATGCCGGACGATTCCGGCAACGGGGACACATCAGTGCCGATAAACAGCGGCCGGCGCGTGAATTTAGGAAGCACTGGCCCCTACCTGGCCTACCACTTTTTCGCGGGGGAAGGGGACGATCCCTACATCTACGTGGTGGTTCACGTATCGTCTGGCGTCTATCGGCACTTTGGCTTCGGCAACCTCCGCAAGTTTGGGACTTGGACGGGGGGCGAGTTTGTCTACGGCCACGTGTGGTCTACTGCAGACGCCGACAACGTCGCCTACTCGCAGCATAGCTTCCTGCTCGACGGCGTATACTCCAGCACTGCCGATTGCGCCACAATGCACGCGGAGGGGCTGTCGAGCCAGGGCGGCAGTGAAAAGTGGGTGTGCCTGACAAGTCGAATTGCTCCTGCCGGCAGTGACCGAGCCGGTGAGGACCGGCAGGTGTTCTGCGGCGGATCTCGGTCTGGTTTCTGGGGGGCGTACCTGGGGGCCCTGCGTTACAGCTCTCCGCAGGCATTCAAGCCGCTGATGACCATCCCGGTAATTGAGTATGATCAGTCCGCAAGCCCGGACGTCTGGCGCTGGATGGGGGAGATGGTCGACGTCGCAATCGTCAACATGCACGCCTTTACGCCCGGCCAGGAAGTGACCGTGGGCACGGATACCTGGATGGTCTTCCCATGGGTCCGCAAGCGCTACGAGCAGGACGGTGCCGAGGAGAGTTGGAATGCGGGTGTGGCCTATAAGAAGGTAACGTAATGTCTGATTTTCTAGGAGGGCATGGAGCCACAATCCTGTCCGGCGCCATGCCGAACGTTGTCTCCGCAGCCACGCAGCGCGAAGGGTTCGCGAACGAGTACGAGGGGGCCTTGATCCTGGGGCAGTATGATAACGGCTACGCAGCCGTTATTTACCTAGATTCGGTTCCAGAGCCGAAGGTGGTGACTGATTTTTCTGCGGAGGCGCCGAACACCGGCATTGCACCATATTGGTTTGAGCTGTTGCATTACACCCCGGTCCGTATCGACTTGGGCAATCTGCTAACGACGGTCACACAAGAGGTCGAGGTCTACAACTCATATCGCAATCAGAGCCACACCTTTATTTCGGCCACAAACAACGCCGGCGCCGGTATCGAGTTCGATGGTCTGCCCGCGCTGCCGACGGAGATGTCTGCCCAGTCCGGCGAGGCCTTCGATGTGGTAGTGTCAGTGGACGGCCCTCCCGCTATCCTGGGCACGCTTGATTTCGTCACCGATCCCGCCAGCTTTTCGATTCCAATCACCGGCTCCCGAGTCGTTATGTTTGCCTGGCAGCCGGAGGCTGGGATTACCGAAACACTGGAGTGGAAAACCGGCATCATTACCGCAACCGATGGCACCGAGCAGCGGATCGCCTGGAGGAAAAACCCACGGCAGCAGATCCAGATGACCGTGCGCGCCAGTGAAGGGTCGGAGCGGCGCCGCATGATGACCCTCCTAAAAGGTTGGCAAGCCCGTGTGTTTGGAGTGCCTGTTTGGTGGGAAGCCCAGGTACTCCAGGCCTACGCCGCAGCTGGAGAAACATCCGTCTCCATCGACACCAACTACGCGGACTACCGCGAGGGTGCGCTTATGATTATCTGGTCGGATTCGGAGGTTTTCGACGCGGTCGAGATTGACACGGTGGGCGCGAACAGTCTAACTCTGACATCTCCCCTTGTCAACAGCTACGACGCGGGGGAAGCGCTTGTTATGCCTTTGAGGCTAGCCCAGCTGCAGCAGTCTATCCCGATCCAGCGCTTCCTGAACTCGCTCCAGGACGTGAACCTAGATTGGTTGATTAGAGATAACGACGTGGGGGACTCCTTCGCAGACACCTCCACCTATCCGACGCACAACGGAAAGGTCCTCCTGGAGGATCCCAACGTTGCCGATGGGCCTATCCCAGACGACCAGTTCGTGCGGATCGAAGTCTTCGACGCCGATGTGGGCTCGTTTCAGCAGTTCTCGGACTGGTTGGCGCCGGTGCCAGTCACCGTGAAGGGCTTCTACGGGGGAACCCCCGAAGCGATCTGGAAGGTCAGGCGCCTGGTACACGCTTTGCGTGGTTCGCAGGTCTCGTTCTACCTGCCAACGTACTACTTCGACCTTGTGCCGACCACGGGCCTTGCCTCCGCGTCCACGGCCCTTCGAGTCGAGAACACAGGCTACGCCGACTACATGGTCGGACAGGAGCCCTTCGTCTCCATCTGGATCGAACTAACCGATGGGACCACACTGACCCGCGAGGTGACGGATGCGGAGATTGTGGACTCTGAGGAGGAGCTGCTAACTGTGGGCGAGGCGTGGACGGAAGATGTAGACCTGGAGAACATCTCACGAATCAGCCTGCTGCGGCTGGTACGGATTGCCGATGACCGCGTGGAGTTCCTCCATGCCTATCCTGGCAACGCTCAGATCCGCGCAAACGTGAGAGGAGCACCCTGATGGCCTACGACGTATTCGAAACGTCCAAGGAAGCCGGCCGGCCTATAGAGCTGTTCGAGTTCACGATTGGCACAACCACTTACAGGTACACGAGTGCCGAAGACGACGTCACCTACAGCGCAGCGATCTACACATCTGAACCAATTATGAGGACGTCTCCTACGCTTACATCCAGTGAAAACGGCCGGCAGCAGATGGAAATTGTGCTGCCGTCCAACAACCAAATTGCTCAACGCTATGTTGGCATTGTCCCGGCGGAAGCTGTGCGTCTGCGGGTCCTGCAATTCCATCGCGGTGACTCGCCCAACGGAGTCGTGCTCTGGAGCGGCCGGGTCGTGTCCGCGAAATATGAACGGCGCGGCGCCGTTTGTCGGTTGTTCTCCGTCTCATCAGAGGCCGCCCTGTCCCGCCCCTGCCCAGGGCGGAAATTCCAGTCCCTGTGCAACCACAAGCTCGGGGACAGCCTCTGTCAGGTCGATCTGGAAAGCGAGAAGTACACAGGCGTGGTCACAGATGCGGAGGCCGCCGTCATTACCGTAGCTGGCGTCTCCAGCCAGGGCCCCGACTGGGCTGTGGGCGGGACAGTGGTGTGGGGCACAGAACGACGCCTTGTGCTGGCGCCGCAGTCTGGTGACGACCTGACGTTGCGACTGCCGTTTCCGGTCACCCCGATTGGCCAGACCGTGGACGTCTATCCGGGGTGCGACCATCTTATTAGCACCTGCGACTCCAAGTTTAGCAACACGGTAAACTTCGGGGGCTACCCGTTCGTGCCAACCAAAAACCCTTTCGAGTCGGGGATGGACTGATGTTTTTCGTGTCGCTGCTGGTTTGGGCTGTAACAACGGTGGCCTTCGAACTGATCCGCCCCAAGCCGAAATTCGAGGATGCCAGGCCGGCAGGACTCGGTGACTTCAACTTTCCGACTGCGACGGAGGGCAGGCCGGTTCCGCTAGTGTGGGGCCGGGTCAAGCTCAAGGGGCCGAACCTGATCTGGTACGGGAATTTTCGCAAACAGGCGGTCTCCGAAGAGATCAGCACCGGACTCTTTTCGTCGGACACCGTCACCACGGCGCATCGTTACTACATAGGCATGCAGTTCGCTCTATGCCTTGGGCAGGTTGATGCACTGCACGGCGTATGGGTGAACGAGAAGCAGGTCTACGACGGGGACCTACTTCACGAGGGTCAGGCATCTATTGTCGAAACCGAACTGTTCGGCGGGGAGGAGCATGGGCAGGGCGGTCTGTTTGGCACGATCACCTTCTATGACGGCCGGTCAGATCAGTCGGCCGATCCGTACATTGCCTCCCAGCAGTCTCCCTCAACGGCCTACCGAGGGACCTGCTACGCGGTCTGGGAGGTGGACCCAACTCTATCGCTATTTGCTGTACCGGGTCTGGACTGGATCCGCAACAACCTGCAATCCCCATACGCCGGTTGGCTTGGCAACTCGACAAACCTCTACCCGTGGGCCTTTGAGGTGTCCAGGATCCCGGACGGCCTGAACATGGCAAGTGCTGATGCCGGAGCGGAAGAACCCAACCCAGGGGACGCCAATCCGATCAACGTGCTCTATGAGATCCTGACAAATACGGACTGGGGCCTGTCGATCCCGAGTAGTGATATTGACGTGACGAACTTTCAGGAGGCGGCATCAACCCTGGCCGACGAGAGTAACGGATTCTCCATGGTACTGGACTCGGAGACGGAGATAACGGAGCTGATCAGTGAGTTGCAGCGGCAGTTCGATGGGTCCCTGTATTTTGATCGGCCGCAAGGGCAGTGGCGCATCCGACTAGCGCGGGGCGGATACGACGTCGAAACGCTGCCAGTCCTCAACGAAAACACCGTCGCGGATCTGAAGGAGTTCACGCGGCAGACGTGGGAGGAGACCACTAACCAGGTACGGGTAGCCTTTGTGGACCGTGAGGACAACTACAAGGACACCTTCGCCCTCGCCCAGGACCCGGCGAACATGGACATACAGGGACAGACCGTGCAAGCCGACGTGCGCTATCCAGGCGTAAAGTCCGCTGGCCTGGCGAACCAGCTTGCTTGGCGAGACCTGAAGGCATTGTCATATCCTCTAGCGAAGTGTCGCCTCACCGTCAACCGAACGAGCTGGCAGCTTGCCCCAGGGTCCTTGTTCCGTCTTGACTGGGATCGTCTCGGACTATCGAGTGTGGTCATGCGGGTTATGAAGATCAACTATGGGAACCCGAGCGAGTCTATTATCACGATCGATGCGGTGCAGGACATCTTCGCGGCGGAGACCGCAGTCTACGGGGACCCGCTCGGCACCGGCTGGGCCGAGCCAACTGTGGATCCAGAAGCACCTACTGTCGGAGAGTCCTTGATTTTCGAGGCACCGCGCCAGATGGTACAGCAGGACCCCTGGAACCCGAGCCGGCAGATTCGGATCTGGATGGGCGCGCAGGACCCCGGCGGGGGGACCATGCTGCTCCAGTCCTATATTCGAGCTGGATCCTCGCAGCCTTTGACAAACGACTATGCCGCTGATGCAATGGTGCCCGCCTTCATGCCCACAGGGACCTTGGTTAGTGGGCTGGCCGCCTACGGCTCCAGTAGTGCTCGTCCGGATACCAGCTACACGATAGACGTGAATGTGGAGTCGGGGGGGCTGGATCGTATTGTGGTAGACGGCGACAGTCAGTTGGTATCGTCGCTGGCGTCCATCGCATATATTGATGGTGAGTTTATCGGCTACGAACAGGCGGCGGATCTTGGAGGTGGCACCTATCGCCTTTCACGCCTACACAGAGGTCTCTTCAATTCGGCACCAAAAGACCACGATGCATCCACACGGGTCTGGTTCATCTCGCAGGGCGGCAATCTCTCGCGACTGCTTATTTATTCGGATCAGGATGAGGCGGACGTACAGCTGCGAGGTGTTAGCCCAAACGGAACGGAGACTGATGAGGCTACAACACCCGAACTGGATATCCACATCGACCGCATTTACTACGCTCCATTGGCGCCCCGGGATCCTTATCTGAACGATGTCTACGCTGACCAGACGGTCGGTCTTGACGTGCAGTACACAGCCGAAACTGGCCTCACTGGTGAGGATGCAAGGGCGCTGAAGGTACAGGTTTCTGCGCGCGACTGGAACATTGCCGATCCGGTTGCGGACGCAGACGTAGGCGCCATCTGGGACCAGGAAAGCCCGGAGTTTGACATTCAGCTAACGCTCGATCCCGATATCGTCGTGGGCCCCTACACGATTGATGACCTGAGCGAGACTCCGACCGCCTACGTCCTGCGGAACGATGTCATCCTGGCTGTCGGCGCGAATGCTTCGATACCGACCACTGGCCTGATTTCCGTGACCGCGCGGCATACCTACAATGCGACGGTCTATACCTGCCCGGTGGACATGGAGCTGGACCTGACAGACATATCCTCATCGCTCCAGGGGAGCGATGACCTAACGCACGGGGCCGTGGACGATGGGACCTCGCCCAACGTGGTCGAGTATGGTGAGACCGGAAGCTACAGCTTCGATATCGGGAGTCCACTGCCCAGTTCGGGTGTCCTGGAAGGTCGAATCAACGGGGGCAGCTGGGAGACAATCATCTCAGCCGGGAACTCGACGGGGCCATTGGCGGTTAACTCCGGGGACGACGTCGAGCTGCGCTGGCAGACGGGCGCCCCACCGACCGGCGGCCAGTTCGTCGACATTACCGGACCCACGGCCGAACGCGGCTACGGCGTCCTTACCCCATAGGAGGGTACGATGACCGAAGTGACCCAGAAACACAGCTGGAAGTACCGGAGGCGGTTCATGTTCGTTGTGTCGGCGTTCGCCGGCGCCCTGACCCTGCTGGCCCTGCTCGTTCGGCCTGACGCGCCTGTGGCCGGCACGTCGATCACAGGCGGCCTGGCGCTGCTGGGTTCGATCGTCGGCTGCTACGTCTTCGGCGCGACCTGGGATGATAAAGGCAGGTCGTAGCATGTTGGCGTTCCTCACGCGGAAGCCCGTCATCATCGGCCTCGCGGCCGTCGTCCTGGCCACCTCCATCGGCCTCGGCTACCATCACTACACTGGGCTCTTGGCCCGTGTCGAGACCCTCCAGGCGGAAACGTCCACCCTGCGTTTGGGGCTGGACACCGAGCGGGAGGCCGTGGTACAATTGCAGGACGTGATCAAGGATTGGGAGGAGACCCAGGCCGATCTTCTCGAACGGGTCAAGGAGATGCAGGATGAAGCGAACGAAGCACGCGCGGAGACGCGGCGCCTTCGGCAGCTGTTCGCGGAGCTGGACTTTCATGCGATGGCTCCCGCTGCTATTGATTCTGTCGCTGACGCCACTACTGATCGGCTGTGGCGCCTCATACACACCGCCACCGATCCAGGTGGATACGGTGCAGGCGGAGCGGCCGCTGGCGAAGCCTCCCCTTCCGTATCCGGAGCCGGTGGACCTTCTGCCGGTGGACTGGACGGTGATCGAGACCCCGAACGGGCCGGCGATCGCCTTGACTGAGGACCAGTTCAAGGATCTCGCCCAGAACCTGGCCGAGATCCTACGATGGATCCAGGAGGCCGCATGGAGGCTGCAATACTATGGCTCCCCGTGACGATAACCTCTACATCAACTGCCCGCTCTACGGCGAGCATCAGAAGTACCTGACCCGCGAGGATGTGAATGTAGTCGTCCGCCAAACCGTGAGGGAGACGCTAACATCGATGGGCATCGACGCAGCGGACCCGCTAGAGATGCAGCGCGACTTCCAAACTCTCAGAGACTGGCGCCGCGCGAGCAACGCCGTCAGGTCGAAAGGTCTGCTGACCCTGATCAGCATCCTGACGGCCGGGCTGATCGGCGCCCTCTGGATCGGAGTGAGAAGTGTCATCGGCAAACCGTAGCCCCGAGGAGATCGCGGCCCGCACCGAGCAGGTCCGCGAGGCTTACGAGCGCCTGCACTCCTGGAGAGCCGTCGCCCGCGAACTGGGCTGGGCCCGCTCGACCGTCTACTACTACCAGCGGAAGCTCGGCGAGACCCCGCTGCCCGTCGTCGGCGGTGAGGTCCACGCCAGGTCCGCGAAGAAGATGGCCCTGCCCAAGCGGGGCGATGTCCGCAGGTACATCCTGACCTGCGCTCAGAACAACACGCACCACCACCCGGACGCCTGGGCGAACCTGATCGCCCTCGCCGAGCACCTGAACGCCGAGATCCTGATCTCCCGCTTCGCCTACAACACGCAGGCGTGGGGCCAGGGGCGGAACGAGAAGCCGACCGTCGCCCCACGCCTGCGCGGCTCGTTCGAGCCCGAGGATCTCTGGTATGACGAGGAACTCGCGGACCACGTCTTCGACGACCGCGTAGAGCTGGCCCCCGGCCTGGTGTTCTGCGGCGAGGCGAACATCTCGCCGACCGCCGTCCGACCCCTGTCCGGGCTCGAAGGCTACACCGGCCGCTCGTCCGCGATCTTCCCTCACCCCAAGATCGCGATGGAGTCCGTCGCGTCCGGGAAGTACGAGGGCGTGAAGCTCCTGTTCACGACGGGCGCGATCACCCAGCGGAACTACATCAAGCGGAAGGCCGGGCTGAAGGCCGAGTTCCATCACTGCTACGGCGGCCTGCTGGTCGAGGTCAACGACCACGGCACCTGGTTCGTCCGGCAGCTGAACGCCTCGGCCCACGACGGGACGATCTACGACCTGGACCTCTGCGCCCAGGACGGCGAGGTCACCGGCGGCCACCGCGTGAAGGCTATCACCTTCGGCGACGTCCACGCGGCGCAGGTCGACCCCGGCGTGGCGAAGCTGGGCTGGGGCGACGGCGGGATGATCGACGTCCTCCGGCCGGAGGAAGTCCACCTTCACGACCTGCTCGACTTTCGCGCGCGGAACCACCACGACCGGGGAAACTGCCATCTGAACTTCCGGAAGTTCATCGACGGCCTGGACAACGTCCAGGAGGAGATCGAGGGCTGCGTTCGGCTGGTTGCAGATATGCAGCGCGCCGATTGCAAGGTGGTCGTCATCCAGTCGAACCACGACAACGCCCTGACCCGCTGGCTGCGCGAAAGCGACTACCGGCAGGATCCGACGAACGCCCTGATCTTCCTGAAGTGCCAGGCCCGCGTCTACGAGTCGATCGCCCGCCAGGAGAAGGGCTTCCATCTCCTGGAGTGGATCATGCAGCAGCTGGGGACGGACCGCGAGGTCGAGTTCCTGCGGAAGGACCAGTCCTACATCCTCTGCAAGGACCGCTCCGGCGGGATCGAGTGCGGGATGCATGGGCACAACGGACCGAACGGAACGAAGGGGAGCCCCTGGGCTTTCCGGAAGATGGGACGGAAGGCGAACCTAGGCCACTCGCACTCGGCCGGGATCGTCGACGGCGTCTACGTCGCGGGAACCAGCTCGAGGCTGGACTGCGGCTACAACGTCGGGCCCAGTAGCTGGACCCACTCGCACATCGTGACCTACCCCAACGGGAAGCGCGCGATTGTGACGATGTACGGGGATCACTGGCGGGCCGAATATGCTTGACTACGCACCGCAGACCTGCTACAATTCTAGTGAGTCGCAGCGGCCCTGATCGGCCGCATGAGCCGGGGCGGATTTAGTCCCCGCCCCGTCAACCGAGGAGCAATAATGATTCAGGACCCCGAAGGGCTGACCGTCCGCAGCGCGCGCGACGGAGGCTTCATTGTCGAGGACGAGGACTACGACGAGGTCTTCTGCATCGACCCGAACGTGGAACTGGCAGACCTAATCCGCCAGATCGTCGAGATCTACAACAAAGGCTACCGGCTGGGCCTGGGCCGAGGACGCTGTGACCTGAAGGACGATTTCCGGCGGCTGATGGGAGTGCCCAGGACATGAGCTACCAGTATCGGGTGAAGCCCTTCGACCACCAGCGCCGCGTCTTCGAGGCGACCTGGGACCGCCCGGCGTTCGGGCTGTTCTGGGAGCAGGGCTGTGTCGATGCTGATACCGAGTACCTGTCACCGCGCGGGTGGCGGCGCATCGCTGATTACGATGGCGGCCTGGTTGCCCAGTGGGTCCCCGAGACCGGGCTGGCGAAGTTCGTCAAGCCTCTGGACTACGTCGTAGGGCCCTGCGAGGAGATGCTGCACTTCACCGGCCGGGGCGTGGATCAGATGCTGACCACCGGCCACCGAATGGCCACGCTGACCAAGCATGGCAGCCAGCATGATGTGAAAACAGCGCTCGACGTGGCAGAATCCTTGTGGGCAGCACCCGCTGCGATGCAGCACCTTCCGGCGCGGTTCGTTATGAACATGCCCGGCAGTGGTATCCCTTTGACGGACATCGAGCTGCGTCTCCAAGTGGCAGTGATAGCCGACGGTCACTTCCCGGCAAACTGCCGCACGAACCGTGTCACGATTCGCCTGAAGAAGGCCCGCAAGATCGAGCGGCTGCGGCTGCTACTACAAGGGCGGGATGACGTCTACGAGCGCACCTCTGGCGACTTTGTAGTCTTCATCTTCACTGCCCCCTCGCGAGTCAAGAAGTACCCCGCCTCCTGGTGGACTGAGCTGAACAACCACCAGCGCGACGTTATCCTGGACGAGGTCTGGGAGTGGGACGGCTCATCGGTGGCGGGCCGAGAGCATCGCGTCTTCTCCCGGCATGAGTCGGATGCCGACTTGATCCAGTTTCTCCTGGGCACCACGGGCAGGATCGCAAGCAAGAGCTTCAGTAGTGGGGTCTGGTGTGTCAGGGTCCGCTGGTCTCGCACGAACGGTTACTGGTTGCGAGGACAGAACGTGAAGCGGGTCCCGGCACCGGGAGGCAAGAAATACTGCTTCAGCGTGCCGAGCACATTCCTATTACTGCGCCGCAACGGCTATATCTTCCCGACCGGGAACACCGGGAAGACGAAGGCGATCATTGACACGGCGGCGTACCTCTACGAGCAGGGCGAGATTGACACCGTCGTGATCATCGCCCCGAAGGGCGTGCATCGGAACTGGATCACCGATGAGATCCCGATCCACATGCCCAAGCGGCACGCGAAGTGGACGCGCCTCCTCTGCTGGGACTCGGGCCGCTCCGGGAAGTGGTGGACGAAGAAGCCGGCGGTCAGATTCTATGCGAACAAGGTCCGCGAGTTCGTCGAGCACGACGGCCTCCGGATCGTCGCGCTGAACTACGAGTCCACCTTGACCGACGCCGGCGAGCACCTGCTGAAGGAGATGTTTGTGGACCACGACGTCCTTCTGGTTTTCGATGAGTCACACTACCTGAAGACCCCACGGGCCCGGCGGACGATGCGGGCCCACGCCCTGGGGCGGCGTGCGAAATTCGTCCGCATCCTAACAGGGACCCCGATCGCGAAATCTCCCTTCGACGCCTACGCGCAGATGAAGTGCCTGGATGAAAACTTCTGGAAGCAGCACGGCTTCCCGCGCTTCGAGCACTTTAAGACGCACTTCGGGATCTTCCAGAAGTTCGTGAACGGCGGGACCGGCCAGCAGTTCGAGACCTGCGTCGGCTACCGGCACCTCGACCAGCTCAAGGAAATGATCGACCCGGTCACCGACCGGGTTACAAAGGACGACGTTCTCGACCTTCCGCCCAAGCTATACCAGCGGCGATTCTTCGAGCTGACGACGGAGCAGCGCAGCGTATACAAGCAAGTCAAAGAGCAGTCGATGGCATTCCTCGAACGCGGCGACACCGTGACCGCGCCCCTGGCTCTCGTGCAGCTGCTACGGCTGCAACAAATCACCTGCGGATTTGTGCCGACCGACGACGGCGAGATGGAGGAGTTCGACGGAGCAAACCCGCGACTGGACATCCTGGACGAAATCTGCAGCAGCCTCGACCACCCGGCGATTATCTGGGCCCGTTTCCGGCGGGAGATCGACCTGATCATGAAGCGGCTCGGCGACAAGGCCGTCCGTTATGATGGCGGCAGACGCGACGACGAACGCGCCGAAGCGAAGCGCGCCTTCCAGGCGGGGGAGAAACAATTATTCGTGGGCAACCCAGCGGCGGGCGCGACTGGGCTGACACTGACTGCAGCGAAGACGGTCATCTACTGCTCGAACAGCTTTAATCTTACCGACAGACTCCAGTCGGAAGACCGGGCCCACCGTATCGGACAAGAGGGGGCACCGGGCAAGGACGGCGAAGAGAACCGCGTCCTCTACATTGACCTGATCGCCCCTGGCACCGTCGACGAGCATATCGTCCGGGCTCTGCGAGACAAGAGGGACATTGCCAGCACCCTGACGGGCGATGAACTGAAGGAGTGGATCTGATGCACGATTACAGCGACTACATCGACCGACCGCAGAGCGAAGACGCCCTGGCCGAGCTGGCCCGGCTGGCCGACGCCCAGCTGGAGGCCCATAAGGCCGTGGCTCGCGCCGAGGTCGAACTGACGAAGCGCGAGAGGGAGCTGCGCGACATCGCCGAGGTCGCGATCCCGGAACTGATGGAGGAGATGGGGATCGAGACGTTCACGACGACCAGCGGCGTGAAGATCAGCGTGAAGGAACAGATCCGCGCCAACATCCTGGCCGCGAACCGGGGCGCCGCGTTCCGGTGGCTCCGGGACAACGGTCACGCGGCCCTGATCAAGCGCGAGGTAAAGGTCGCGTTCGGGATGGGCGAGGACGAGCTGGCCCAGGAGACGATCGACAAGTTGGGTGACCTGCCGGTCGAGGACAAGAGCAGCGTTCACCCATCCACCCTGAAGAAGTTCGTTAGCGACCGTCTGGCCGACGGGAAGGACGTCCCCGAGGACGTCTTCTCGATCCACCGCCAGCGGGTCGCTGCGATCAAGGTCTGAGAGGAGAACCGCACATGAACCGACTGCACGATCACGACGGCGCCGAACTGCTGGCGCTGACCGAGGAACAGATCGAGACCCTGATCGACCTGGAGTGTGCCGTCCAGGGCGTCCCCCTGCTGCCCGAGGTCACGCCGACCCCACCGGCGGCCGTCGAGGCCGAGCCCGACCAGCTGGTCCACTCGGTCGCGGGCTACTACTTCCGGGACAAGGAGACCGCCGACGCGGTCGCCGAGTTCATCGGGAAGCAGCCCCGGCTGGAGGACTACTACCTGAACGGTCGTTGGTCCGGGCCCAAGGGAGTCCGGCCGGACCCCGAGCCGTCCCTGACCGTCTCGGTCACGAAGTTCTGGACCGAGGCCCACTACGACAAGCACCGGAACGCCCTCGAAGAATACAAGGGCGCGAAGGAGGCCTACGACCTGGCGCGGAAGGCGTACGAGCGCGTGGTCGAGGAGCGCAGCGCCGTCGCGGCGGAGGTCCACTCGGCCATCCGCGAGGCCCGGCACGCGCGGGATACGCGGGCCCAGATCGGCTCCGAGTTCCAGCGCTACCTGCGCCTGGCCGAGGGTGACCACGACGTCGCCCTGAAGTTCTTCCTGGACGCGACCGACTACGACCGCGAGCTGGTCGACGACGTCCTGGGCTTCAACGCGGTCGAAGAAAAGGTTGACACGCCCGCCGAGGGCTGATACAATCGTCTGAACGACTGGGGAACTGTCCCCGACCACCGGCCGCGAGGCCACTGAAAAGGAGCGCCGCACGATGGGTACCAAGAATAACGTCCCCGCCAAGGTGGACGAGACACAGACCCTTCCCGTCCTGGGCAGAGCCTACGAGGACTTCGCTGGCGAGGGCTACGACAACCAGACGCAGGACGACATCGCGATCCCGTTCATCAACATCCTGCAGGGCCTGAGCCCCGAGGTCCAGGACGACGGCGTCGACGGCGCGAAGCCCGGCAGGCTGATCGACAGTGTGACCCAGGAGCTGTTCGACGAGATCGAGTTCACCCCGGCGCTGTCGAAGCACGTCTTCGTCGAGTGGATGCCCCGCGATAAGGGCGGCGGCATCGTCGCGCAGCACCATCCCAAAAGCCAGTTGGTGAAGGACGCGGATGAGGCCTCGACCCAGTTTGGCAAGTACTCGACCCCGGACGGGAACGACCTGGTGGAGACCTTCTACCTGTTCGGCGTCGTCTCGGTCGACGGGAACCCGCGCGGCATGGCCGTCATGGCGTTCACTTCCACGAAGATCAAGTCCTACAAGGCGGCGATGACTCGCCTGCGGACTTTCCAGATCGTCATGGAGGACGGCCGTCGCGTCACCCCGCCGATGTACGCTCACCGCCTGCTTGTCTCGACGAAGAGGCAGAAGAACTCGAAGGGCACGTTCTACGTCCCCTCGCTGGTTCCGGCCGTCGAGAACGACGTCTCGCAGTCCCTGCTGCCGAAGGATGACATCCGCTTCCAGATGGCGAAGGAGTGCTACGACCTGGTGAAGACGGGCCGCGCCGAGGCCGATACCGACGGGCAGAAGGCGAGCGCCGATGACCCGTCGGAGGACATGCCCTTCTAGGGCCCTGACCGCTCCACGCGGTCATCCGAGGGCGTCCCAGTAGGTGCGGGCTGGGGCGCCCTATTCCCACCGCACAAGAGATCACGATGTACGTCTCCATCGCAGGCCGATCCCGAAGAAGATCTGCCCTTTTAGTGACTCAGCCTCCGAGCAATTGGGGGCCCTCGACCTAAGGAGCCTGTATGAAGGTCCTGACGATTCTCGCACTGCTCTGGATCTGGTCCGCCCCTGAGGACGGCGGGCCAGTAGACACCTACGAAGTCCAAGTGCAACAGGCGGACACCACGCTGGTTCTGCTGTCCCCTGAGACTGCTGTGGTGACCGATGACACTTATCAACGGATACGGGTCCGTGGTTGGAACCACCAGGGCGCCGGTCCCTGGTCTCTCTGGTCCGACTGGGCTACTCCGCCCACATCGGTTGCCACCAAAGTGGATAGCGTCCTGGCGCACTACCATGTCTATTTTGTGGAGAAATACCTAAGCCGGCAGCCACTCGACATAAACGATCTGACGGCCTGGACGCAAACACGCCACGCGATCAATCGGATCCTTGAGTCGGGACGATAATCATGCACGTCTACATTGCAGGACCATACACCAACCCTGACCCCGTATCGAACGCGAACCGCGCGATCAAAGTCGGAACAGCCCTGATGGAACTGGGCCACGTTCCCTTCGTGCCCCATCTGAACCTGCTCTGGGATCTGGTCGACCCTGGGATCGAGTACGATTCCTGGCTGGCCTGGGATCTGAGCTGGCTGTCCCGATGCGACGCGATGCTGCGCCTTCCCGGCGACAGCCCTGGTGCGGACTTGGAAGAGGCCTTCTGCCAGGAGAACGGGATCCCCGTCTACCATTCCATCGAGGCCCTCAACGCGGCGGCGAAAAAATGAAGTGGAGCCTCCAACAGGAGACGGCGCTTCGAGACGTCGACCGCTGGCTGACCGATCCCAACGCCGGGCAGGTCTTCCGCCTGTTCGGCTACGCGGGCACCGGGAAGACGACGCTCGCGAAGCACCTTGCCCAGGACGTCGACGGCGTCCTGTTCGGCGCGTACACCGGGAAGGCCGCGCACGTCCTCCAGCAGAAGGGCTGCCCGGCCCAGACGATACACTCGATGATTTACATCCCGAAGAGGAAGTCGGCTGAACGACTGTACCGGCTGGAGAAGATTCTCCTGAAAATGGACGAGGACGATCCCGACGCCGAGGAGGTCGTTCGGCAGATCCGCGAGGAGCAGCAGAACCTGAAGCGCCCGGCGTTCACCCTGAACACCGACTCGCCGGTTCGTGGGGCGAACCTCGTCGTCATTGATGAATGCTCGATGGTCGACGAACGGATTGGCGAGGACCTTTTGCACTTCGGTGCGAAGGTCTTGGTCCTCGGCGACCCGGCCCAGCTTCCGCCGGTCCATGGCGGTGGATACTTCACCGCGAAGGGTCCAGACGTCCTCCTGACTGAGATCCACCGGCAGGCCGCAGGGAACCCGATCATCAAGCTGGCGACCAACGTCCGCGAGGGCCGCCCCCTCCAGGAAGGTACATACGGTGACAGTCGCGTGACCTATGATGTGGGTCCCGAGGATGCGCTGGATGCTGACCAGATCCTGGTCGGCATGAACCGGACCCGCCGGCAGGTGAACCTCCGGATCCGCCAGCTCTGCGGCCACGAGGGCGTCGTCCCCGAGGTCGGCGAGCGACTGGTGTGCTTGCGGAACAACCACGAGCTGGGCCTTTTGAACGGCTCGATCTGGTTCGTGACCAAGGCCTACGGCGACGACGACCCCGTCGTCCTGACCGTCCGCCCCGAGGACGAGCGCTGGACCCAGGACATCCTGGCCCACCGTGCGCACTTCGCCGGGGAGGAACTCGACCACTGGACCCGGCTCGAAGCCGAGGAGTTCGCCTACGGCTACGCCCTGACCTGCCACAAGTCCCAGGGGTCGCAGTGGGACAACGTACTGGTCATTGACGAGAGCGGAGTCTTCAGACACAACTCACGTCGGTGGCTTTACACCGCGATCACCCGCGCTGCGGAGAAAGTGACTGTCAGGCTATGATCATCCTCTTTGCCCTCGCCACCAGGATCCAACCTCG